AGGAAATAGATCTCCACTAAAAGAAGAAACAACAGCAGCCCGTAAATCTGCAATCTTGGAGTTCTAAACTATGAAACCTAATCTAGTTATTTTTAAACACCCAGAAGTAAATGAAAATAATGAACCAATTTGTGTCATTTGCTTTCGATGATGCAGGTATGGCGAATCAGGGAAATATTTTTACTGTTAATGAAGGTGATAGTTATTTAGACATGAATTTTGATCATTTGATCTTAGCTTGTAGAGTTCCTGAAGGATCGATTGATTTACAAAGATATAAAATATCCAGTAAAACTGAAGATCCAGGTGTAACAATTAAGATTTATGAGATGGATGAGATAGAACTAAATATTGCTGTTCAAGAATTGGTGCGAGAGTTCAACCTGACTAAATGCTCCTGAAAAGTTATAAATAATTCTGCATAAAGCTTTACGATATTACGTAAGTATCCCAGATTATATACCTTAAGGAGTTTCACAATGGCAACAGCTAAAGACACAATCGAATTAACTCAAACATCTCTTCCACATATTTTCTTATGTGACATTGATGATTCCGGGCTTCTTAAAGAGATTCTAGTTGTTAAAAAATATAAAGATGGTTCCATTTATTATGTTGAAATTGATCCACTTCACGCAATTGATAAGAGTCGTATTAAGAAAATCGTTTCCTCACAACATGCTGACAAATACGAAGCATGGGAATTGTTATCACAAGCTCGCCTATCTAATGGTATGAATGCTCTTGATTTCTTCCACTCAAATAATGTTAAAGTTAAGCGTCCAAAAGGTGCTCGTGCTACAACTCAAGGTTTAGGTCTTGAATCAGTTTCAGCTTATGGTACAAGTACTATGATCGGTTCTGAATTCGTTAATCCAGCAGAAGCGACATTAGATAGAACTACTGGTAACTTTCAGTAATCTATAAATAATATCCTACTCGATAAGAGTCTGTTTTAAAGTAATAAATCAAATAGCTAGAAAAATATCTAGCGCATAATTAGAAATACAGAGCTGAGATGCCGGAGAGTATCGGGCTTTGTATTTTAAATATCATAATAAAATTTTAATGCGAATAAGCGTATTAAGATTATCCAGTTTATACCTGATTACACAATGCAGGTTACAGTTTCTTTAGTATCACGGCTGTGATATAATTAAAGAATAAAATAAACACATAAAAGGATATACCCAGTAACTCTGATTTATAATCAGTAAAGTTCTGCTTTCTAAACATTAGTTAGTAGGCCAACCCTTAAACAAGGAAGGAATAATAATGAAACTAAGCAATTTTGCATTATCAATTGTAGCATCAGGTATATTAGGTTTGGCTGTTAGTATGTCTACCCTAGTTATGTCGAACCAATCAACTGTAGTTATTAGTATGCCATCTGAAGATGGAATACCTGGTGGTGGATTTTCAATGAATCTTCCTAAAAATTTATCGTCTAAACAAGTTGAACTTTTAAGTATGGCATACGATATTGCCAAACATGATGGCCATAAATATCCTCAAATACTTCAAGGTATTTTACTCCAAGAATCCGAAGCTGGGAGTTTAGCAAGCTATAAAGTAGCTGGTCAGGAATTTGGTTTAAAAACAAATGAACGATATTATGGTGTCACACAGTTAAAACTAGCGGCAGCGAGAGATGTACTTAATAAGTATCCAAACATTAAAAGTGAATTTAAATTCCAGTCAAACACTGACGAAGAAGTTATAGCCAAATTAATTGAAAATGACAAATTTAATTTGTCTGTTGCTAGTAAATATTTAATGGTTCTAAAGGCAGCAGGATATAATACTATTAGTCAATTAGCCTTGGCTTATAATCAGGGCGCTGAAGGTGCTAAAAATAAAGATCCAGAAACGAATCATTATTCCCGTGGTGTTCTGAATCACATATCAAATCTTAAGCTGAAAACTTAATTGGATTAAAATGCAACAACTAAAATTAGAAGACCTCATTCGAGAAAAGATTTCGTTAGGTAAGACTGACTCTCGGGGTTTCTATTCAATGAAGTGTCAGTGCTGTAATGATTATAAAGTTAGGGCTGGATTTAAGTTTGATCATAACACAATAGGATATAATTGCTGGAATTGTGGTAAGGCCGGTAAGTATGAAGAATTTTCTGGCAAAATATCAAAGAATATGCGAAGCATTTTAAACGCATATGATATGGATGATTCAGAAATAAGTACGATTGTTAATTCAGCTTTCTTTTTTAAGAAGGATGAAGAATCAGCAACCATTTCTCTTGCCAGTTTAACAAAGATTAATACTGTTACTCCCGCGGCTGAGTTTCCTCCAAAGACATTTAGATTGGGTGGGACATCTGAATTTCTAGAGTATCAAGAAAAGATTGTATCGTATCTTCTATCACGTAAAATTAATATCGATAAGTATCCATTTTATTTTTCATTAAGTGAGCGCTATATTAACAGGGTTATTATTCCATTTTATAGAGATGGGGTATTAATTTATTGGCAGGCTAGAGCTATTGATGAAAATAATAAAAAGAGATATGAAAATGCAATGGTAAGTAGAGAAGCAGTTATTTTTAATATTGACAAATTGTACAATCACACAAATGCCCCACTATTTGTGACAGAGGGAGTATTTGATTCTATGATGTTTGATGGTGTTGCAATATTAGGAAGCAAATTAACTCCAGCAAAATTAGAGCTATTGAAAAAGTCTACTAGGAAACTTATTTTTATTATTGATAAGGATAAGAATGGAGAACATTTAGCTAAAGAAGTTATTAAGAATGGGTGGAAGATTGCATTTTCACCAGATGGTACTGAAGATTTAAATAGGAGTGTTCAGCGGTTTGGATTAATTTGGTCTGCGATTGAATTAGTTAAAAGTATCTGTAAAGATTCTGATGCTGAACGATTATCGATTAACTTAAATTGTAAATAATATCATGGATAATAAAATAAAACAACACTTACTCGAAGCACCTGATTCACATCTAGATGCATCAATGAAGCCACTAATTATTGCTTGGGATGAAGTTCCTACATCACTTCAAATATTAGAAGTGCTTGATAAGTGTACTCATTATGCTCTTGCATCTTCGTTTGTTATGATGATACTTCAGTCATTTTATGATCAGGCTTTAGTCGACGAAAATGTTACCCATGAATCTAATGTAGAGTATGCAAAGTGGAGAACTGAAGTATAATGGATTTAGAAAAACAAAAACTTGTAATCAGCTGCCTGGCGGGTAGCCGAGATTTACTCGCTCTATGTAATGGTATTATTAAACCATCCTATTTTGATCCTTCATTAAAAAAGACTGTTAAATTTTTACAGGACTATTTTATTGAATATAAATCAGTTCCCAAATTAGAAGTTGTTAGAGCTGAATGCGGATTAATTCTTGATAATATCGGAACAATAGAAAAATCTGATATTAGTTTCATCTCACATGAAGTTGAAACTTTTTGTAGAAATCGTGCTGTAACAGAAGCAATTATTGCTGGTCCAGAGTTACTACAGAAGGAAGACTACGGACAAATTATCGAAGCAATGAAAGCAGCAATTTCTGTAGGTCTTCAGAAAGATTTAGGTTTAAATTATTTCGAGAATCCTGAAAGCCGTTTACGACAGGCATTAGAAAACAATACTTGCATATCAACTGGATATCCAGAGCTTGATGATTTAATTGGTGGTGGTGTATCACGACAAGAAATGTTATTATTTGCTGCTAATTCTGGTGGTGGTAAATCAATGAACATGTTAAACATTGCTAAGAATTTATTAGCACAAGGTTTACATGGTGTTTATATTTCTTTGGAGATGGCTGAAAATACAGTTTCTAAACGTCTTGATTCAATGATCACCTACATTGCGCAAGATGAATTACTAAAAGAAATTTCTAAAACTGCTGGCATTATTACCCAAGCTGGTGAAAAAATGGGTAGGTTTATTATCAAGCGTATGCCTGAGAATAGAACTAATGTTAATACCATTCGTTCATACTTACAGCAATTAGAACAAGCAACAGGTTTTAAACCAGACTTTATCGTTGTTGATTACTTGGATATTATGGGTACAACTACTAAAATTTCTCTAGACAATTTATTCATCAAAGATAAGTATGTTACTGAGGAAGTTAGAAGTTTAGGTTTTGATTTTGATGCGATTATAATTTCTGCATCACAGCTTGGTCGTGGAGCTATTGAAGCAGATAAATTGTCTCAAGCTCATATCCAAGGTGGTATTTCTAAAATCAATACTTCTGATTATACTATCGGTATAAAGCAAGATGATCTAATGAGAGCAGCCGGTGAGCTTTATTATGACTGTCTTAAATCACGTAATTCAGGTAATGTTGGTAAACGAGCTCTTATGGGCTGGGATCCAGTATCACTTAATGTGTTTTCTCTTCAAGCAAAAGCAACAAGACTTGAACTTAAAAAGAAAACACATGGCACTATTCTAGGAACGAATGACATTGTTCTTGGACATAAAAAGGAAGCTTCTTCCGACAAACCAAAAGGAGTCCTAGGACTCATGAATATTTAATCTTTAAAGGAAATAACAAATGACTATCGAAATGCCTAAATCTATTACCCTTGATGGTAAAGAATATCCAATCTCTCAGTTCAGCGAGACAATTCAGCGTCTAGTTGGCATTCATACTGAATGGAGAACTGATTTGGTAAAAGAACGACTAGCAGTTGCTAAAACTGAAGCAGCTATTAGAGCAGTGGATGCAGAATTAGCAGGATTAATTAATGAAGAAATAAATACTGAACAGGTAGATGAACAAAAATATTCTTCAGAAGAAATAAATCAGCCAGAAGTTAATAGCTAAAACTAAATAAGTTAAGTGAAAAAGGAGCTCTAGAGCTCCTTTTTCTTTGATGCGAGAAAAATCTATAAATATAAAATCTATTTCTGCATACATTTAAACTACCCTATGAGCCCATTGTTAAACAATACTATCATTTTAGAATCTATTACTCATCTTGAGGATCTTCCTTTAAATGAGTTTATAAGGACAGTAGAATCTTTAAAAGATAAAATAGTAACTGAAAAATTAGATGGTGCTAACCTGTGGTTTGGGCTAGATGAAAATGGTTTGTTTACTTCTCGAGAAGGTAAATCACCTAAAAAAGCAAGATTTTATAATGTCGGTGATTATCAAATGGTTGCTAACTATAATTCATTTAGAGCAACTCATCTAGCATTAGAGCAGGTTGAACCAACTATTAAGAAGCATCTTAAAGATGGTGACATGGTTGAGATTGAAGTTCTATACGGTAGACAACCTAATACAGTTACTTATGGTGTTTCAAATAAAAATTTCATCGTATTACTTAGAGGTGTAAACGGTACGCCAAGCGAAAGAGTTGATGCGTTAGCGAATGCACTCAAGAATAAGACTGTTAATGTTACATCAACAGTAATTTCTTCAACTGATGGTAATACCCTTGAATCAAATGACGAACAAATGACATGGGAATTTGTTCAAGTTAAACCTATTGATGCTGAAAAGATTGACACATCTGAAGTAATAACTAGACTAGCAGAGCTTAAAAAATTCTCACAAGCTTCAAATAAATTATTGCCAGAAAAAACAAATCAAGAAGTAGTAGAGCTATCTCTTACATCTGTTCCTAAAGCAGAACGCGAAGCTGCAAAGAGTGCTCGTGAAAAGACAGCAGAATACATTCAAACAGAATTTAAAAAACCTATTAAAGAATTGTTGTTAACGAAGTTTGTACGTAAAATAAAACCATTCTTACAAGCAGATGATTTACATCCTTCTGAAGATATAGGTGTTGAAGGAGTAGTTGTTAGAGACCCAGTATCTGGTGCTATGACAAAGATTGTTGACAAGGATATTTTTACAGCTATTAATACATTCAATTCGTCTGTTAGAGCTGAAGTTGCTGGTTTAGTTAGAACTACTGATCAAGATGCTACTTTAGAATTGCGCGGTGGATCTTTTGGACAGGCAAAAATTAGAATAGCTGATATCTTAGGTGCAAAAGAACTTGCATTGTCTTCAGGTGTAAAGAGATTCGTTACTAAATTTAAACAAAATGATGTTGTGAGCACAGCAGAAGCTATTGCTGAAAGCTTAAATATATTAAATCTTCAATCTATAAAAATAAAAATTTCAGCAATTCTTAAAAATTCACTAAAAGAAGTTAACTCAATTCTAGATAGTTTTAAGAAGGATGCCGGTACATACAAGCTTCAATTAAAAACTGGTAAAGAAATTGGAATTTCACCAGAGGTTATGAAGCGGACACTAACAGCATTTGCAGAAACCAAAAAGGATATTGCTGAAGTAAATTCTAGAGTTATTAGAAGTGAGACTCCAGGCGAATTAGTGTTAGCACTATATGGTAAGACAATTGAATCTCTTTTTGAGGGTGATGGAGATATGAAAGAAAATTTTGCATTTATGAAATCCATTATTGAGGATGGAGAAGCTGCATCTGCAGATACTACGGTATCAGGAGATATTGCACCAGTGCCATTTAAATTAATAAAAGGCAAAGTTATAACACGTCGTCCAAGAAACTTCGTAAAGATTAAAAAGTTTGCGCAACCAGAAGCAAAAATGGAAAACAAATTACTGTTAATGAAAGCAATAACATCATCTATTACTGAAGATGCTGCAGTTGGTGGAGATATGGCATTCGCAAAAGATGTGGATGACAAAGCGAACTCACAAAATAATATTGAATTTAAAAAACTCAGAAACAATGTTGCTATGGGTCAGAATATTAATCAGACTGATGTCTCTAAATATTTAGATAAAGCAACTGAATTAAATGACGAGGTTGATACTGTAACATTTGGTATGGAAACAGATGATGGATCTGTTGTTAAGATTTATGTTAATGCAGCACAAGCTGATAATTTTGAGGAAACTTTATCAGAATTATTGGGACAAGAAGATGATGTTGCTGAAGTTATTAATACTTTAGCTAACACGTATGACATTGTTGACGTTGAATGGCCTGAATCTTTAGTTAAAGCAGTAGACGATATTCCTACTGATGTTAATATTGATGATGTTAGTGCAGATACCAGTCCAGATGATGTTGATTCTGATGATCTTTCTGCGACAGATGATGTACCCGAACCAGAATCAAATGAAGAACCAGATTTTTCAATTAATGATAATGAAGAACTAGCAGATGAAGAACCATCTAGTGACGAAGAATTAACTGATCTTGATCCAAGTGTGTCAAGTGATGAAGATGAAGATGAAGAACCAGCAGGCGATGAAGAGAATGAAGATGAAGAATTAACTGATCTTGATCCAACTGCATCGAGTGATGATGAAGAAGAGCCTACTGAAAATGAAGAAGAATCTGAAGATGATTCATCTCCTAAGCCAGGTGGCTTACCTAAAAAGAAACACAAAAAACCAAAAACCCCAACGGAGGAATCTATGCAGTCATTCGGCGAAAAATTTTTACAACGCGTTTTGAACGAGGGTAAAGAAAAGAAAAATAAAGAAGAAGAAATTGACAATGCTGAAGATCCAGCTGTAGTTGCTTCTAGAGAAAAACTTGCTGCTAGTGTTGATAAAATATTAGCCAGCGTTCCTAAGAAACAAGATAAAGCTATAGTTACATTACTATTAGCTTTAGGAGTTCCGCAAAAAGCTCTCTTAGTTCACAAAGCTGAATTGAAAAATACAGTTGAGGCTGCTGGTGAATTATATCTTAAAAACAATTCATTTAAAATGTGGGTAAATAAATTTCTTACTTCTATGAAAGATGCTGATGAAGTTACAGAATCAGAATCTTTTGAGAAGAGACTCAATGGTAAATATCCACATTTAATTTATAATTTAATAGTTGCTTTGGGCATGCCAGAAGGTATTGAATCCACTTTTTCCGGACCATTATTAAAGAGCATCCACGCTAAAGCTAAACAAATTCAAGTTAATAATAAAGCTCGCACAAATTTAAACATGATTGCGGATATTATGGGTGTTGCTGATAAAACTAGAAATATGGCAGATACTGATATGCCTATTAAAGAATCAGTACTGTTGGAAAATATGGATGATGCGAACGCGTTGATGATGAAATTGTTCACCACGTTCGGATTTGATCCAGCTAAAACAACATCTATTAGTCGTCAAATGATGATGCCTCAAGTTAAATCAAAGATGCTAAAGTTTGCTGCAAAAACATCAGCAGTTACTAAAATGCAGCGATTGACAGATTTTATAGATCAACAGCTTGCTGGACCAGAAACATCAGCACCAGTAAATAAATCCTAAGCATGATATTAGTTGGTTTCAACAAGAGGAAATAGTATGAAATTTGCATATCCTGAGATGTCGACAGTTCCATTTAATGGAATGAGATTTTATGAAACACCTACAGGTAAATTTTACCCATCGATTACAACAGTTCTCGGTGGGACTGCTTCAGAAGAAAAAACTGCTGCTCTTAAAAAGTGGCAGACTTCCTTAGGTGCAGATAAGGCACAACAGAAAACACAAGAAGCAGCAGATCGTGGTACTGCTGTTCATTTGCTTTGTGAGCGCTATTTGAATAAAGAAGAGCTTTTTAAGCCGAATGAAAAATTTAATCCTGAAGATGTAAAATGTTTTAATGCTCTAAAATTAAAACTAAATAAAGTTGAAGAAGTATGGGGACAAGAAGTTGCTTTATATTCCGATCTTATTGAATTAGCTGGACGTTGCGATTTAATAGGCACATATAAAGGTCTTCCATGCATTATCGATTTTAAAACTTCAGTTAGTATTAAGAACGAATCTAGAATTGAAGATTATAAATTGCAATTGTGCGCATATTCAATAATGCACAATGAAATGTTCAATACGAATATTACGAAGGGTGTAATTTTGATGTCTTCTGCTGGTGGATTCCCACAGGAATTCAATGTCGATCTATTAGATTATATTGAGCCTCTATTAAAACGAATAGATGCATTTTATAAACACCTATCTTTAAAGATAGCCTAGGACAATAAAAATGAATCAAATAAGTATCAACATTTTAACAGACAAAAATGCGACTGAATTAGTTGCAACATTAATGCAGACTCTTACGGATTTAGGGTGTCAAGTTTCCTTGTTGGGAACTACTGAAGATACTGACCATCATTTGACTTGTATTGCTGCTAGACTTCGCGATGAACCAGTTACTACTAGTGATATTAGTCCTAATCTTATTCCAGTTCCAATTGAACCAGGAATTTCAATAGATGAACCTCCAATGGATTTACCATTAGATCCAGAAGCAATTGCTAGTCTCGCTCCATTTTTTGCAGAACCAGAAGCTACAGTTGCAGAACCAGAAACACAATTGCCAAGTGCAGTTTCTACATTACCAGTTACAATTTTAACACTCACAACTGAATCTGAAATAGAAGGTTTTTACAGTGAGACAGAAGAAATTAGTTCATTAAATGTTCCACTTGTTAAAAATGATGGTAGTGATTATTTAACATTTACATATTTAGGTATCGAATACTATTATCCTTTAGGTGTTGATATTAAAAATGTTCGCAATGTTAATCCTGTTGTAACCGATTGTTCTATTGCTGTTATTTTAAGATTTAAAGATTCACACGAAAATCATGCTTGTTTATTAAAGGTGAACCAAACTGAAGGCGATACCAGTATCATCTTTGGAAAAGATTTATCTTGCTTAATTAATCAAACATGTGAAATGGAGATAGCTCCCGCAGTACCAAACACATAAAGATAATATATGGCTGAGTATCAAAAAAATAATATAATATTTAGAATTGCATCATCTGATGCAATATCAAAATTTAAAGCTAAACAGGCAGCTGCACTATTGCAACTAACTAGAAAGGATTTAAATTTTGTTGGTGCGCCGAAAGAATCTGTTCTTTTAGAATATGATATGATGTCGCACTGGCTATATAAAGTTGAACGAATCTGTCTTGTATCTGGTCATGGTGCCACAACTGATAAACTAAAAAATGCTTTAGTTCAATCATTTATGGATGAATGCAGATCAATGCAAGTCGTGATGGAGAGCCATGTAGAAGTATTTGATCCAACTATTATTAAATTTACGAATGTAATTCATGCCTATACGGTCAAAATGTTTCAATCTTTCTGTGAAACAAGTTTAAAAAATACTAATTCAACAAATACATTTGTTCTTATATCTAATTTTGTATCTGATTACTTAGAACATTTTTTGGTATCGATGCATGAATTAACCGGAAATTTACTAAGCAAGAGATTTAATACGGATAAAAGGCCGGTTTTATCTAGCACAGATTTTTGTTTAGAAGCAGAAATTACTCAATTAATTGAGCCTAGTGTATTAAGAGCAACATTCTTTAAAGACTTAGGATGTGGCAGTTTTTATGAGTTTAAAAATTATTCAAGTAAAGATATTTTTAGTATTATTCAATCGCATTTAATGAATGCTGATATTAATTTGTTTCCCGAGGTAAATATTACGGAACACAGAGGTCCTAATAAATAATTAGGAATCATTAAGAGACAAACTACTATGGATTTAATATTTGGCATTTTGAAACAACTAGCAGCAACATTATCTCCAACAGAGTTTGTTCTAGTATTAGCATTGATGTTAATAGTTGCAATTGTTTTAACAAAGACGATTCTTAAAATTACTGGAAAACCTAAATCGGGCGGACTAATGGGTCTCCTTGGTGGCGGTGGTGACGACGATAAGGAACATAAATTGACAGAAGAAATACTTTCTAGGATCGCCGATCTTTCTAAATTATATATCGAATATCGAGATGAAATGCTAGATAGTACTACTATGTCCCAGACATCTGTAATCTCGCATCAAGCAGAAATTAGAGATGAACTTATGAGCGCTAATACTGTTGCTATGGATAAGATCATGGCATTAGTCTATGAGATCAGAAATGAATCATTGTTACACGAAGGAGAATTAAAAAATCACCGAGCTGCAATGGTTGCTTTTAAGCACGAGTTACAGCAATCATCAGCATTAGTTGTTAGAGATTTAGAACTAATAAAACAACTCATTGGTAAGAATGATGCTGCGGATGTTCTAGCTCATGAGAATGTTAAACAATTAATTCAGCGCAGCCAAGATATTATGCAGCGCGTTTCTTCCCAATTAGAAAAAGTGGATGAATTTGCTAGAGCAGCAATACCTGAATTCCGAAGCTATCATAAAGAATTGAGCAAAGAAGTTGGAGAATTAAACAGAGATATTGCATTAGTCGAACGAAGCATTCAGACTCAAATGCAGACAGCAACAGTAAAACTACGTTAATAACATATAAAGATAATAAAATGATCAAATCACCATTTTTAATAATTCAAGACTTCTTATCGCCACTCATCTGTGAGCAGATTATAAATGATGTAAAAGTTCTTGACCCAGATACCGATATAGATGGGAATGCTAAAAAATTAGAAAGACATAATTTGAAGTGGGAACAAGATATAGTTGAACGATTTAGAGAAATTATACCTACAGTTGAAAATCAGTATGATTGTCTTTATAGAGGATTAGAGAAACCTCTATTTCAATATTATCCAGAAAATGCTAAGGTTCCAGCCGAACAGCCTGGTTGCGAAAATTCATCTTACATACGTAGAAAATGGGTGATGCATAAGGATGTTGATCTTGTTGGTTTTATTTGGCTAAAAGATTATAATGAGAATGTTCCGCTTGATCCACATCATGAAGTTCTTGGAGGTAAGTTAGAATTCCCAGCATTCAATTTTAGTCTTATGCCACAACGTGGTTCACTTGTTATCTTCCCAGCAGGTCCACATTTTATTAGCGTTATATCTCCAATACTGTTAGGCGATATGTATCAGATAAAATTGAATGTAGGATTAACAGAAAAGAATGGTGGGCGATGGTTCTATGATCCACGCAAACATCCAGGAACATGGCAAGAATGGTTGTCTGAATACTATTAAGAATTATAAGTTCTAAAAACTAGCACCTTTAAGGTGCTAGTTTAGCATTTGGGACTATGTTTATGCACCCAGCATATCATTAGAGCACTCTGGTGAGGCCCAGAGATGTTTGTTTTGAAGTTGTATAGACCAATACACATTAAAAGTTACTTAGAAGTAACAAAACTGTTACAATTTAACTGTGTACTTATGTCAGGTTGCATGATATAATTACTTATAAATTGATTAAAGAGAGTTCTAAATGAATAAAGAAACTTCTATTAAAATTTTCGAAACTCATTCTCGTTTGTTATTAGTTGCAAAATTTTCAAATGGTGATAATCTTAGATTTTATATTTCAAATAACGGATCTAATTTGTCTGCTGAATCAAATACAGATAAAGAAATTTCCCAAATTGATTTAAATGTTATAAGATTAAAAATTAAAGATTTTTATCACAGCCATATTAGTATGTCTAATCGTGAGTGGTTTGATGCATTAAAATCTGAATTTGGGAAATTTGTATCTGTTCACTCTTTAGCTAAAAACGGATTTAATCCATATGTTTAAATACACTCCTAAAAAACAAATAGTCAGACAGTTAGATAGAAACAAAACCAAATTATCTGCTAATTGGGATTATGCTGGGAAAGTTTTAGGATTAATCAAAATGAAAAAGCTATTTAAACGTTTAAATTATTTTCGTGTTGCGAGATTTAATAACAAAGGTTGGAGCTTAATAGGTAAGGTTTTATTTGATGAAGGATGTGCAAGGCAACATATCAAGCGGGCAAATTGGATTTATAATTTGATCCATCACGGTAAAATGTTCAAGGGAGTTTAACTCATGTGTGAATGCTATCAAATAGGTGGTCCATTTATTGCTGAAGATCCAGATTGCCCTATTCATGGACACAGTCTTGAAGCAAAGGCATATCAAGAGTATCTTGAATCTAAAGACTCTTCGGCAATTCCTTGTAACTATGCTGCAGTTGTAGCAGAGATGTTAGAATATTTAAATGAGGAATCCATTAGTACTTCTGAAGAAGCTAAGTGGACAGACCGGCAAAATATGCAACTAGAAGGAGCATTTGCCAGAAAGCATATAAAGAAATTAGCAAGCTTAGTATCTAAACATTCAAATGGTTTAATTCGTTAACCCGCTTTTCTAATTTGGGTGCGGTAGTAATCTACTCCACCCATATCTTTCCCATTTCCAGCATTACCAATTCCATCATGATGTATTAACCCATAGGTAAATTCGCCTTGGGTTATTCCAGCATATCTAGCTTGAGTATCAGCACTCAGATTCTTTCCATTTATCTTAGTTCCGCCTGAAGCAATAAATGATTCATATGCTGGCTTTTGTTCAGATTTATAAAATTCTATTTGAGCTTTTGTTGCTAAGTAGGGATCATTTCTATTTTCTATAGTTGGTTCAACACCGATCTTTTTATAATAAGTGTTGGCCGTTTTATCCAGCATTTGATATGACCCACGAGCAGATGATGTTGGATTTTTAGCAGCGGGATCAAACCCACTCTCTATCTTTGCAACCATCATTAGCTGTTTTTTATCTTCTGCTGTTAATGTTGAATCTTCATCTAATGCTTTTTGTATCTGTGCTTGAGTTGCAGCTTTATTTGGATTAGAACTTACTGGTACTGCTGCTGGTTCAGCTCCTAATGGGGGTCTAGCTGTTGCAGTTCCATTCATTCCAGATTCTTCTGGTGTAGACGTATCTCCTGCTTGATTAGGTATTCTATCTGCACATTTATTTCCACCACCGGCACTTCCTGGTGCCGCAGGTTTTCCTGCAGTTTCACTACCAGTCATTCCTTTATTTTTATTATCTACGGATTTAATTGAAGCTGGATCTGGTACACCATTTTGTCCTGGCAAATTATTAGTAGCTACATCAAATTTTCCATCTAAATACGGTACTGCATCCACTGGATTTCCATATGCACCTTTATGCATTTCAAAATGTAAATGAGATGCAGTTCCAACTCCTTCATTTCCCTCAAGAGCTATTTTTTGTCCAGCAGAAACTTTTTGCCCTACTTTAACATAAATTTCAGATGCTTTCATGTGTGCATATAATGTTGATGCTACTAATTTTCCATTTGCATCTTTATGCTCTATGATAATTCTATTTCCAAACCCCGCAGCAGGTCCAGCCGCAACAACTGTGCCATCAGCAGCTGATAATATATTTCCTAGTTCTGAACCAGGCTGCGAAATATCAACTCCATTATGTTGCTTTTGATCTCCAGTCACTGGATGTATTCTTGGTCCAAATGGTGATGTAACTCTTCCGGAAGGCGAGTATGGAAATACGAATTTGATAGTTTCTTCTTTGCCTGCGCTCTTTGGGAACAGATTAAATTCACGCGAATCAATTTCTGTTTCATCTGACTTAAATGCTTTGACTAAAACTTTATAATTTTTATTAGTGAATGATTCTGCTGCTTCACCATCTAATTTTCCAGTAGCTGTATTAAAATTTAATCCCATACCGGCTGGTATACCAGGAGAACCATCAACCCATATTCTCCAAGTGGCTGGTGTATCTGGCGAGCCATCTGTTAATTTCATTTGTTCATCTACTTTGCCATTAAGATCAGATGTAACTGAAGTATTATCTATTTTACCGGGAGGCTTTTCAGCCATATCATGCTGTTCACCAGATTGATTGCCTGCACGCTTCGCATAGCAATCTATATTTTCACCTGGCATTATAGGCGTTGGCTGCTTATAGGGTGGAATAGGCGTCCATAAACTAACCTTAACAGATTTTTCGCAATTGCAAGACATTTAAATTTTACTTTTTAACAGGAGTTTTAATAACTTTATCAGCAAAGGCCGCATCAGATGCGCCAGCTTCTATTAAAGCAAATGCATTTTTTGTATCGGCAGCATCTTTTGCTTTAGCTTGCTCAACAACGAAAAATGTTGCTATACCTTTTAACATATTTTCCAATGTTCTAGTTCTTTCTTCACTTGCTAAAACCCACTGCGCAACAGAAGCTTGAGATGCCGTATCAATATCTATCTTTTCAGCTTGAGCTGGAAGTGTCATCAATTCTGCTGGTGGAATTTTAACAACATATTCAATTTGTTTAACCACAACGTGTTCTTGCTGAACAGTTGGAATAGAATTGCATGCACTCAAAAGCGAGATTAATAATATCGATAAGATAATTTTCATTTTGGACTCCTAGTATTTTGTACTTGTCTTACTGTTTCACGGAGAGCCGGTGCAAGCGGTCCATCATTTGTTGGATCTTTAATTAGGTCTTTTAATTTTTGATTTAGTTTAGCAATTACAGCTTTATCTGAAGCTGTAGTATTTGCTAAAGTAGAAATAGCAGTCTGAGATTGCTTGCGTTCTTCAACTAATGCTTGCGCTGTTGCTGCGTTAACTTTATTTGCATCGACTAAAGTTGCCATATTAGCTTTAATAACATTATTATTTTCTTGAAGAATCTTATTATTGCTTGTTAAAATCCCGTTATCTTTTGTAAGAGATTCAATTTCTGAAGTTAGGCTGTGATATTTCCAAGCCAACAATCCCCCACCTAAAAGCACAGCACCAATTATTAAACCACCTACGACCAATTTGGCACTTTGCACCGGATTTGCTCCAGTAATACCGCTAGCAAAATCTAATATCGACATAATATACTCCCTATTTTTTATAATATAGTCTCCAGCTGGAGACTATAATTTATGCTACTGTTGCTGCAAGTGTTGCTGTTCCCATTCTTGCTGTTGACCAGCGTACGATTGAGGTGTTTAAATCTGCATGTTCAATTGACATTGGAAATGCTTTAGCAATTACGCCTGCTGTATTAACATTAACATCAATAATTGGATGAACTCCAAATGCATGATAAATTGTCCAAACTGTTGCTGGCGTAGATTGTGTAAACTCTAGAAATTTAATTCCGCCTACTGATGGTGTTGTCATATTATCCCCTTAAACGATAATAACAGCTTCACCAACTCTAGGTTCAGCGAAGGTTACAGTCACGACATTACTACTTGTTTTTTCAACGCCAGCTGCTATAACTTTCGTTATAGTGCCAGCACCATCGTCAATAAAAATATCAACAATTGGAAGTCCTGTGCTTCCGTTAGATCCTAAATTATGCGTAATTACCCAAGATGCTGATGGATCAGTTTGGACATGACGATAAATTGAAGGTTTGCAAAGTCCCATGATATTCCTTATATTAGTTTAACTTGACCAACTTGAGGAGTACTAAAGGTAATAGTAACTTGATCCATTGTGTCAAATGTTATTGATGCTGGTTGAACTTCCTGATTACCAATAAACACTCTGATAATTGGATAACGACCAAGAGCATGTGGAATAACCCATGTATCGCTTGGATTAGTCTGGAAGAACTCATAAGCATAAGTAGGTTTTGATTGTCCATCAAAGTTACCTGTAAGTACTACTACTTTACCTTGGGCTGGTGTTCCAAAATCAACTGAGACGGAACTTGAACTGTTAATGATAACTTCGTTTGGTATTACTACTCTATTAGAAGTATCATATACTGTTACACTCACGTGAGAAGTATTTAATGGATGAACTACTGTCCATGAAGATGCATTAGTACTTTGAATATGCGTATACGCAGTGATTTCGTTTGTTAGTGGAACCCAAATAGGTAAACCACCAGTTATTTCAACGCAAATATATAAGATGCGATCTTTGAATACAATTTGACCGACCTTAGGTGAAACTGGAAACGTTGTATCAAGAGGAATAACAGCATCTCTTAAGTTGTTTTGTTGTAAATGGGCTTCGCCATAAAATTTCATTTTGTTTATCCTTTAATAGAAGAATTCTTCAACAAATCTATTTATCAAAATCTGTAGATCAAATGAAAAAGGAACCCTTTCAGGTTCCTTTTTGATTATTACATAATAGTTACTACTTATGCTGCACTCATAACACCCATTACAACAACTTTACATGCAATTGAAGAAGTGAAAGCAACTGTCAATTGGTTAGAAGAGTTAAATGTAATGCTCTGTGGAATAACAACTTCATCTGTAGCATCAACAACAGTAACGTTGCAATACTTCTGACCCAAGTTATGATCAACAGTGTGAGATGTAGCAGTAGAACCAGAATACAAGAAGTAAGTTTTTACATTAACAAAGTTAGTACCATTGTAAACTAATGTATCACCAAATGTAGGACCAGATACAGCAACGTCAGTCAAGCTATCAAGATTTTTAGCAACTGCAGTAACAGCACCAGCAGTAACAGTGAAATCAGCAGCATTAAAAGATGCAACACCAGTTAATGAAGAAGTTGCTTCACGTACAGAGATAGTAAGCTCATTAGCAACCATATCAGTTGTAACAGATTCACCATCACCAACAATACTAAATGTTTCACCAAGAGCAACTGCATCAGAGCCAGTATCACCAGTTACAGTTACTGAAGCAAACGCAAGTTGTGCATTGTCAATACCACCAGCCTTAACTGATACAATACCAGAAGCAACATCGAAGTCACCAGAGTCAAAACGAGCAACACCTTTTTGTGATGTTGACGCATCAGATGCAGTAATTGTGAATGTAGAACCAGCAACAGAAGTTACGATACCTTGTGGAGAATTACCAACAACAAGTAATGTATCGCCAAGAGCAAGAGCACCAGTACCAGAGTCAGCGTTCAATGCGTGTGTATCATTAAGAACCATGGCATTAGTAATACCATTTGCTGCTACATAAAGACCAGTTACATCTTGAACTAAACCACCAGCAGCACCAAGTTTCAAGTGAAGCTTAGCACCAGTAGCTGTTGAACCACCAGTTGTACCGTCAGTTGTAAGGATAAGAGCAGATGTTGAGCTATAAAGATCGATACCAACTTCATCTGTTGGAAGCTGAGCAATACCAGCACCGAGATTTACGTCGAAGGTATTACCAGTAAGAGACATACCAGCACCAGCAACATATGTACCAGCACCTGTGAACTGTGCCCATACTTGTCCAGAGAAAGAAGTTAATTCAGTTGATTGTGTCCAACCGGAATTAGCATAAAGAGTACCTTCTTCAACGAAGACAGCAGCACCAGATAATTCACCGAATGCATCAGCATCAGTAGTACGGGTTAACGCAGCTGCAGCAGCTGTAAATTTGTAGATACCGTTTTCAGAAGCAGTTGTTTGACCAACTAATAATACACGTTCATTTGCTGACAATGTGTGACCATCAACTGTCGTAGGAGCAGAAGAGATATCAACGTTAGTTGTAGACATTGCGTGAACAGCTTGTTTCCAAGATAATCCAGCAACAGCAGCATCAACGTAGTTTTTATTAGTTGCATCAGTACCAGCAACAGGAGCTGGGAGACCAGTAACAGTAGCACCACCTGTCATAGTCAAGTTACCAGTCATTGAATCACCAGCAACGTCTACATAGATACCACTTACTAATGCAGTAATATCAGCAGCAGCTACAGCTACAGTACCATTTACGCGACCATAAGAATCTACCGTGATTTTCTTGAATGTACCAGCACCAGAATCAGTAACAGTCGCAAGATCGATATCAGTGTTAGAAGCAACACCGTCACCATTTGAAACAACAGTACGACCAGCGATACCAGAAATAGTGCGAGTAGTCCAAGTGTCTGTACCAGTACGAACAGCATAGCCTGAACCAGCAAGACCTTCAACTGCTTGTAAATCGTTTGCTAAAGCAAATGTTGGATTACCAGAAACACCATCGCTATTGGCAATAGTTACACCAGCAGCCGGCTCGATTAAATTGCGAGCAGCAAATACGTTATCAGCAGTTTGAACAAGAATACCGTTTGAGTTGAATACGGCTAAAGCAGTAAGACCTGCATCAAGTGGTTGCTTGTTGTTTAATTGAGTTTGAATTGAAGATGTAACACCGTCAACATAATTCAATTCAGTTACATCAAGAGTTGCACCATCAAGAATGTTTAATTCTGCAGCTGAAGCAGTGAGATCGGTAAGATCAGCAACTACAAGAGTGCTATTTACCCACATGCCAGTACCAGAATTATATCTTAAATATTGACCATTTACTAATGTGCCAAGAGTTACGTCATGCAATTCACCTAAGGTGTCAGTTGCATTTGCTGCAGCTGCCAATAAGTTTAAAGCATTTGTGAAACTTGTTGCTGAACCGATGATTGGTGAACCACTGATACCAGCTGAGTTAAATGTACCGTCGCCATTTACAGCAGAACCAAGGGAAGCTTCGATAGCATCCACTTCATTTTGAATTGCTGTTGCATTACCGCCAGTAGCGAAAGGAACATAAGCAGCGCCATCATTAAAGTAGTACAAAGAAGTTGATGTATTGAAATACAAACGACCTTTATGACCACTGTCAAATCCAGGAGCAGAAGCTCTACGTTCTATATATGCATGCTGGACTTCACCAGTTGCATCTGAGTTAAATACTAAATTACCATTGATCTTCATTTGGAATCTCCCTATGAGGTGTTGTTAAATTACTTTTTCTATCACAGATTAAAGTGTTCTGCGACTTGCAGTTGTTAATGCCTTAATGGCTGAATTAAAAGAAACTGGTTCTACTTTTAGATTGCCTAAATCAAAGTCATTTACGACATTGTCATCAACATCCGGGAACTTAAAAATTCCTTTGTTGCCAATCTTTTCAATCGTTTCGAGGCGATATCCAAGCATTTTTAGGGTTGCTGCCAGCACTATATCTTGTGTTTCTATTGTTTTCTTTGACATTATGTCATCCTATTTAGTCTGAGTTATGATAGACGTTCGATAATATTTATGGCAATTCGTAGTTTTTTAGAACAAAAGTAGCATTGCTCTACCAGCTATTGGTGCATTAAATGACACTAGAACGGTGTTGTTATCTATTATTTGTATATTGTTAGGAACGAGCTGTTCCCAATTAGTATTGTAAATTGTTGTCTGAAGTTTAAATGTATTTTTGTTGTGGGTAATTGTCCACAATGTTGATGGTGCAGATTGAACGTGTTCATATCCAATTACTGAACCGCCTCCACCTCCTCCAGAATTAACATTGTTATTTATTTGTTCAAGAGCTTCCTGAACATTGGATGCCCCGGTTAAACCAGGGATAGGTAAAATATCTACATCATCTGCATAATGTCTATATCCGGTATCTCCCGCAGCATGATGATCAACTTCACTTTTAAGACTGACAATGTTTACACCATTTATCAATCCGCCAATAGTTAAATTTTGTGACGCAATTAAATTACCAGATGAATCGATTCTGAATACTGGCAATGAAGCGAATGTTCTTCTTATTGTTACTAAATCTACGACCGGTATTACACCAAAATCTGGTTCAATTTTAAGAGCAGATGTTGTTCCTAATTTAGGACTGATTAACCAGTGATCACTATCTTGAATTATGGAATCGATAACTGAAGAAGAACCAAGAACTTCTAAATCACCAGTAATAGTTACCTTACCAGTCTCAGCATCTATTTTAAAATATATGCCGTCATCAGTATCATCTGATATTACGAAATCTTTGCCAGTAGATAATTTTATTGATGTTGCGCCCGCAGCGGTTGGGCTATTATTATAAACAGACTGAAGCGTTATTGAGTTAGCTGTGCCTGAACCAGGGGCCGTGCTTGTACCATCATCAAATAGTAAGCCACGGCCATCGACTGTCCAAGAACTAAAGCTTGTTCCACCAGCATTTAATATTCCACCATCAGGTAACTGTCCGTAGACACCATCTATCTCAATGACTATCGGTTTTAAACCAACTATATGACTCATCTTAACCTCACTGGTGCGAATAGGTTAAAATAAATTGAATCTTGATCGTATACAAATCCAACTTGCTGCACGAATCCAACTGCTGGTGGAGTTAATTTAATTTCTCCAGATGCGCCACAGAATAGTGGTCTATTAATATTTGCAGTACCCCAATTCCATTGTTCATTTCTAACTACACCCCCGGTTATTATCTGACCGACTTCTTCTTGGTGTAAATCCTCAACTACTATTCCACTAACAAAACTATTCATGTTGTTAGATGATGCTAATCCCATTCTTCTGTCTGGCTGAAATGAGACTAGATAAAATTTTGGTATTTCTTCACTAGCTTGAGCATACACCAAAGCCATGTCAAATTTAACATTTTGACCGCTAGTTTGATAAATTATTAAATCAGATTCAGTAGTAGCAAATGTTCCATCTGATTGTTTAAGTGGTTTATTATTAACACCTAGTATTAAATTACCAGTTGTATAATTTCCATCTGTAATGCCTACTTGCGAACCAATAGGAAAAGGTATAATTGTTGCTGAGGAACTATATGTTGCTGCGAATAAACGTATTTTGTCTTGCCATGAACCAGGACTTGAGCCAGGCTTTCTAAAGACCCGCATGCGAGTATTAATTAAATCAAACCAATGCGAATCTGGTAATGGGTTTGTTGGTTCAGTCGAAGAAATAAATGGTGGTATTAATGTCCAGCCTCGTGTGAGGGCACCAGTTGCTAAATCAACATCCCAATAAAGATACTGTGTTTGTCCCGATGCAGTTAACGGTCCATTAGTAGATCCAAGTGCACCACTACCCCATGCGCCAACAATAGTTCTATTCTCTTCGAATAGATAATTTGCACCGTAATGTGAGAAGGTAATAACGGTCGGTTCTTCCGACACATTTAAATCAATTGACGTGCCTGAAAGACTGGTTTTTTGTAACCAGTCTGGACCAGATAACGATGTTTGATGTCTAATTAACCCTTGTCTGAAAGTTATACGCATTCAGGTTAGCCCTCTTTTCTTATATTAGCATGATCATTTAATTGATCAAGTTAAAGCTTAGGAAACCGCAATAGTTAAAGTGTAAGTAATTACAAGTTCTCTATTGGATGTTTTTAAGATAGGAGAAAATATTATATGAGTTAATAATTTGTCATCATATGTAAACAATCCAAGTTCGTCGAATGCAAATTGCGCTTCAGGATTTGGATTTGGTGGAGAATCGGTTAAGTCTTGTCCACTTGGTTCGCCTGCAGCAATTGTTGCTGTGCATATAACAATAGTTGTTTCATCTGGTGCTGGGCTTTCTTGATACGTTACTGAATTTTCAGATGGAGTACCAGCTTGAGATTCGTCAATTATTTCAGAATATGTAGCATTGTATAGAGTCGCTGAAGCACCGGTGACATTTGGCGGTTGATAAGTAATCATATTCATACTGTCAATGGTCGAACCGCCATTTCCAAGCTTGATCTTAAAGATCTGATGTTTACCTATACCAGAACCGATATCAGGTGGTTCATTTGCTAATCCACGAGCAATTGCAATTGCCATATTTTTATTGTGGACAGCATTAAACTTGTCTAGTTCTGTCGTATATGCTACATCAACCTCGCCGATTAGTCTGGACCCGATATGTACGTGTCCTGTTATCTTAGTAGTTAAAATTGCTGAATTCATTCCATCTCCGTAAGTGTTCTTTAAAACATAAGATATTTATAGGGTTAGTCAGTTACGCCACCGTCAGCTTAAATGGAGCAGAGAAGCCAGGCGGAAGAGTAAATGAGAACGATTTTAAGCTTAATGCAGTAGGTATTTGAAGATATGGATATAAATTAGGCATAGGACTAGCAAATACTCCCAGATTATTTAATGATTCTATACTTAATGTTGGGGTAGCTGGCGGCCCATTGTGAGTTATAACATATTCTTCAGCTTGCTGATTTATAACTAAGCCAGAAGTATTAATATTGACGTCGTAATTGACGTGTAGGCGTTCTATTATAGGTTGACCTACTATTTTCTCTGCGATAAATAATCCTTCCACAAATGATGTGGATGCTGCATCAGGATTAGGAGTTTCTTCTATGAAAATACTAGGAGATAGTGTAGGCTTTGGCATAATATAATCTTCAGGGTTACCCGTCCAATCATAAACACCAGGAGACACTTCAACTAAACCAGAAAGAACACCATTATGAATACGCTGATCATAATTAAATACGTCATATGGGAAAACATCATATCCACCATCAATTGGTAAAGCTCCACCCTCTACAAATTGTACATTAAATACATCGATGAAATCAATATCTCCAATTATATGGAAATGCTGAACTGGCGAATCGTTAATATTAATGAGAGCAATTTCATCGAAGATTAATCTAACTCTTGCATAAGTTCTAAGATTTTCTGTTATCTTTACACGTAAACGTTGACCATATGAATCATCTGGCAAATATAAGACAGAATATTTAGTCTTAAATTTCATGTACTTTAGAAAGAACGCTGCATCAAATGTTAAAGTAGCAGATGTATTCCTATTAGTCTTTTCAAAACGTGGTTGGGCAATAGATAGAACTCTAACAGAAGGATCGCTAGATAAATATGCTTCAATATAAGTTGTTAAATCTGAAAAGTGAGCTTCAGATGATGGCGCGCCAGAAGTTAATCGATCATAATATCTAAATTCTAATGGAACCCAATCATCAATAGCTGCAAGTTCTGGATGAGTACTTGAAGAAGCTAAAATTCTAAATCTCATTAAATCCAAAAATGCTTTGTCAATGATAATTTTATCACCCGCATTACAGGTTTTAAAAATTACTGATCCATGACTATGGTAAAGAGGAAATAATTCTTCATTATATAGTAATGCTGTTGTTAGGTCAGCTATGCCGGTATCATATGGAGAAAAATCATAAAAGTTTTCATCATACCAAGCTGAACCAGCATATGTATATCTTGGAGCTAAGTGAACAGTTACAATGTCTCCAGCTTGATACTGAAATTGATTTGGAATTACTTGTAAACTAAATTCTACAAATTCATCTTCAACATGAATATAAAAATTGCCGTCAGAAGCTGGATTTAAATAAGTAACTCCTTTTCTATATCCATAGATATTGTTTACTACTGTTGCTGTTGTGGCAGATGTAAATGTAATCGTGTAGACTGAAGGTTCAGCTATTGAGTGAACAGTCTTGAGAGCCTTAAAGAAAATATTTTCATCAGACTTACCACCCACGGCAACCCACGCACCTTCGCCGTATGTTATTGAATTTAATTTTCTACCGAATTGTTGACTAGGCCATGAATCGCCGGCAGAAAATGATGTCACTATCAATCCATTTGGACTAACAGCAACTAATCTACCATCACCAGAAGCAATAGACGTTAAATTGTAATCTACGAGTGCAGAATTTCCCTTGTATAACCAGGTATCACCGCCATCTGTTGATTTTATTATTGATCCATTATCACCCACAGCAATAAAACTACTAGAAGAAATATCATAAATTACCTTATTTAGATTGGAGCCTGTTGGACAAGGTATATGAACCCACGAAATTCTATCTAAGGATTTTAAAATTGTTCCATTACTACCTACGACTATTATACCATCATTTGACCATGCGATACCATTAAGATTCTGTAGAGTACCGCTATTTTGATCTGCCCAGCCTGATCCATTTACTGATGTTAAAATAGTTCCATGATCACCTACTACTAAAATGCTATTTACGGTTGGTGCAGGATCTAATAGGGATAATGATAACAAATTAGGAATATTTGCTGTATCATTTAAATTATGTGTTGTATGACTTTCTTGTTTTAACCATAAATTTCCGTCTGTGCTTGTTCCTATTGATCCACCAGCTCCAACTACTGTTAGTATTGTATTTGGCACCGGTGTAAAATTTGAAGCAACATCTGAAGACCATACTTTTCCATCTGCTGATGCACCAACAATCGAATTTTCTCCAGCTGTTAAAAAGAAACCATTAGCATATGAAACGCTTTTCAATATTTGATTGTTACTTACAACAGTCTGCCAAGAATTAATATCTGCAGTTTTTGATGTTATGATTGTTGTATTGTGAACATGTGGAAAATAATCAAGAGCTGGAATCTTAAATCCAATTTTTCCATTCCAATACCATTCTCCAATTTTAGCATTTGCTTGATATCCAGATATAGAACCGAATACTAGATAATTTTCAACTCTAGCTGACGATGTAAATGTGAATGAGTCACCTGGATAAAATCCAGTTGTAGTTGGAAGGATGGTAAAATGCACATCATCATTTTTAAATGAACATCCATTTCTTAAATTTTCTGAATTAATGTACGTTTGACTAAAACTAATTTTTTGAACTGTATATGTACCCTGTGCTCCAAAGGTTACTATCCATGTGGCATCCTCGGTTGCTCTATCTAATGATCGAGTATGAACCTCAAGCGCGGGAACATCCAATCTACCTATCATAGGTGAATAGAATTGCGGTTTTGATGTAAGAGCAATAGGATTAGTTTTAATTAAAGACCAAGATTCTATTGGTGCATCTGGTGCAACAGTTATTTTATTAAATGGCGTTAACGTGAATATACTCTGACTAGAAAAATTTCTAACATCTATTAATCCTTGATCGTCATCATTGATATCCGATAATCCATCTGAGAAAAAAGGTTCTGAATCTCCAGCTGAAGGAAAGAAAGAAAACGAAATCAATGAGTGGGTAAAAGTATTATTAAATTCAACGTTACCAATGAAACCAGATGATGAACCTATAACATCAAAAATGCCAATATCATCATTGATACATTTTATTGTCCATTCTTCATAATTACCACCGACTATATTAGATATAGTACCAAATGATTTAACTACATCTAAATAAAATAACTCACCAGGATTCTCAGCAAACGCTGGAACGTGTGCAATGTTTAATTCTTTCCATCTTCCTAAAGGTCTAATATCAAATGAGTAGACACCATGACTTAAAAAATAATCAAATGAATCTTGTTGGTGTTCACCATTATGAGATACATCTGTGATGCCCGGGCCATCCCAGCGCTTTTGATTAAATACACCCGGACCGATTCCAGGAATTTGAAAATCGTCATTTACGCCACAGGTAAATTTCTCTTGACTAGAATGACTGGCCAACTTATGAACTGAAGTTAATGGTGCGGGCCAAACTCTTCGCTGACCATCAGACACAACATCTCTGAACCAGGATGATGAGCGGCGTGCTCTAACACCGGGGGCCTGAGATGTTGCAGGCAAAATATCAGCGCCAAGAAATGCTAATAGTTTATGTTCTTCTGTTATTTTAGCATTAACTGTATCTTCGAATAGATATTGCTCTACAACAGCAGATAATTTTACGTGATACGGTTTAACATCAACAACATAATTAATTAGGCTGTCGATGTGTCCACTTGAAACATTAATATAATTACTAGTAGAGCTCATCTACTTGCTCCTGTTGAATTGTTTCTGTTATTTTTGTAGTTGAACTAACTGTTATTAACGATGTTTTAAATATATCACCGAATTCAAAATTACAAGCTAGAGAATCATCTAATACATTGAAAAAGATTTCATTAATTTGATTTGCTCTACCAGTATTCCAAATTATTCCCATTGTTGTTCTTGTATTCTCTGGCGAATCAAACCATGTATCTGAATTTTCGTAATTCAATGCTGAGATATTATCAGTGATAATTTTATCTCCAAGTCGAAGTATCAACTGTGTGTTGAGAATAGTATAAGTTATAGTATCTTTAACTAAATCTGAATCTGCAAATATTTGTCCAATTCCTAATCCATATTGAGTGCGTGTACCGTTCTTAGAATCATAATCTAATCTAGTCTGAGAAGGTAATGCTTTCCCACCAAGATCTTGTCCAGCTGCAGCATTAGTTATTGCATCCCATAATGCTTTTGGGATTTTAGACGATTGAGATTTTCTAATTAATGCCCATTCAGTATGAACGTTTTTCAAATCTAATTCTTGTGGATCATCTCTTAAGGTAAAATTTCTTAAGAAGCGTAATTTATAAGAATTGTTTTTAGTAACCAAGTAATTCAAACCAGCTATAGCGCAAGAATCAAATGATGCTCCCAAAGAATCTACTGATGTATCTTTAATTAATTTAGAGAAGATAGTATATTCAGATGCACCACTGGTAAGTATATTTGCGGCCTGCACTAGTGACATATTTTTACCAGGTTGAGGAATCGTTTTATCTTGTACCCAGAAATAATACTTAGTGCCTGAAACATTGCCACTTTCGTCTCTTACTTCTAACTGAGTAAATTGATAATCTAACTTATACTGTGTCTGAATAGAAGGATCATCTGAAACATCTGGATTAAATGATAATTCACTGCTTGACGGAGAATAAGCACGGTAAAGAATTGTTAATATAGTTCCTTCCGGTAGTATATTTACGATTTGTATTAGATTTCCGGTAACGACATATCCTGATGGATTAACTTGAATACCATTTGAGTAAACAGATAATCTAGTAATGTCTATTGGGTCTGTCAAATTAACAGAAATATAATTTGTTCCATCACTAATGATTTCTTGTTGATCGACTTGTAGCTCTTCCCAGTTAGTCCAAATAGAATTATATCTGTTAATCGATATACCAGATCTAAGAGATAGGTTTGCTTCAGGACTAGAAATTGCTGCAACTACAGAAGGAGATGCAGTAATCACAACTTGGTCGCCAAGATATGGTAACCAAGTATTACGAGGATAAATTAAATCAGAACTTAATTCTGACTGTGTAGGAACATTCCAAGTTCTCCATTCATATTCTGTATTAGAGTAAAGCGGATTCTGTAACAGCGGATCAATAGGGTTATTAATAAAAATAATATCAGGTAATGGAATAATTTCTGTGAATGATATTGCTTCTCTGATAAAAATATCATTTGCTTCATTTGAAGCTGCAGAAATTAAGTCAAGAGCACTTATAGAATCCGCATAAGGCAAAGCAGTTGATCTGGTTAAGATAACATTCAAACCAAATTTAACAAATGGTATTACCAATTCAGAATCAACAGCAGGATTATCACTAAACCAATCTATCATAACAACGTCTTCATAAAATCCCTGTGAATCACTCATGCGAAGAGCATTTGTTCCGTCACCGAAATTTTTATCATTTAGGAATATTGCACCAATACGTGAACCAAATAAACCATCTTCAATTGAAGATAATCTAACTGATTCAATACTTGGTATATCTGAAATAATGGTAGGTACAGAAAAAGTATTTTCTGATCCTATGTCATATGCTTTAACATCTCCGATTATTACTTCACCAACTGGTTTATTATCCTTCCATGCTGCAAAATGTCTGTCAGTAATTAGATTTAGATCTTCAACTCTACCTTTGTCAGCGATAATAATATTGCCAGCAGCTGAAATTTTTGTTGCTGTAAATTCTGCAGGTCCAAAAGCAGGATGGGCGTTTTGATTACCACCACCGATTTGAGACCAAGCAACAGGACGAATATTAATAATTCTATCGCGCTTATAATATTTCTTATTAGCAGCTTTTCCAGACAATCTAACTGTTTTATCTATACTTGAATTGCCTTCTTGTGAGGATGCCAAAGCATCATAGCTTGAAGGATGAACATCGCTCTCTGTCCACTGATATAAATTAACACTTGACCATTCAGCTAATGCACCCCAGCGGGAATGACGTGAATCTCTATTTGGGAAAATAGATGAATCATAATACGGAATATAACTAAGTTGTTTAACATCCCACCATACTTGACCTACTTCGCGTTGTCCCCATGGTTTAAGATGCTTATAATTTTGATTATTAACCGTTTGAGTTGTGTAATTATAAGCAGCAGGATCAACATCAGTTATCATATTAACAATTTCAAGCGGCATTGCTGAATGAATACCAATAGCAGGATGCCATAAACCGATTTCTTTTACTAAAGTATTTTCTTTATAATCAAATAATTTAATAGGAGAAAGTTTAGTTGGATTAATCCATGTGTAACCTACAACTTCAAAATACTGATCTATAATATTATATCCAGGACGAGCAACAAATGTTGGCACTTGAATGAATTTTATCATCGACGCATTAATAATTTTAGCTATGCTGGAGTTTAGCACACTTATATCAGTAACGGATAATGGTGAATTGGTTGTATTAGTTAATTGTTTTTCTTGAATCGTTACGTGTCTGACAATTGGAGCACAATCATCGCCATTGTGATAGATATTCGCTAATCTAATAATCTGATTTATCACAACATCTGCAGGTTCCAATCTTTCATTTATACGAAGAGATTCGAATTTCATGCCTTTGCCTAAATCGTCAATAGAATACCATCTAGCTGTATCAGTGTTTTCTATTTGCGTATATTGTGGCAACGGATTTTGCGGTAAATTAATATCGTAAAATTGAATTCGTGTAAATTTCTGTGTCACGTCACCGGCTTCAATCTTAACTTCAGGGAAAGTACGTTCGCGCGCATCGCCATAAGTGGCAACTTTGTAAGCCCAAAACTCATCAACACTTGCATCAGTGAATTTTTTGTAATTCACAAATGCATCTACTGTCATATTAGTTCCTTTAGCTTGAATTAATCCTCTCCAGAAATTGAACTGTGTGGTACTATTAATACCGATGTTTGTAAAATAATCCTTTTTAGTATAACCTAATAGTGCTAGAGCATGTTTAGCTGTCGTTTCTTCGGAATAAGTTTTCGATGCATCATAGTAATTTCCCATATTACTAATGCTAGACGTAATGTTTCGCTGCACATCATTGCCACTTAAGAAGAATCCGTCAAATGTAGGCTTACCTTCTGAACCATCCTGCTTCACATAATTTAAATAAGCGCTATCAATTTTCTGACCTAAGAAAGAATCAAATATAATTGGTGCATTAATTTCATCAGCGAATTTTTGGTTCAAAGAAATTACATGTTCGAATTCATCAATGAATACATGTGCAGAGAAAATAGGTGTATTAGAACGTGTAAATGTTTCTTCGTCAGTTCTAGTAACATATAAGTCTTTGATGTTAATTACATCTCCAACAACATCATATGCAGCTTGTATTGAATATGCATCAATAAAACTTACGTCGGCATATCGAGACATCAACCCAACAGGAGTCTGTAAATTCATTTTATACATAAATGGATTTAAAATATGTCCTTCACCAACACTCATACCTCCATACACTCTATCGATAAGCTTTTCTACTTCTAATTGCCAGTCAATATTTCTACCTGTTTCTGCATCTATTGATGGGAAATCATCTGCATTTGTTTTCCAACCTAAATTTTCTAAACGATCAACATAGCCATAAATGAAATTAATAACATTCTGTAAACCTGTTATAGAAATTGGTGTGGTAGTTTGTTGCAATGCAGTTGAAGTTGTAAGACGCTTAAATGCCAAATCAGTTCGCTGCTTATTAAGAGCATAAAAAGTCTGATAATCTCCAGCTGTATCAAGAACATAGTATTCTATTAATGGGTGTTGAGGATTATATGTCTCAATTCTAAATGTCCAATTATCTGCACTATCACCATTAAATGCGGGGACAAATAAACCCTCATCATTTATTTTCTTTGTGCCCATAGACGTTAATTGTATACGCAATGCTGATAACCAAATGCTTTGAGTATTTGTTGCTCTTCTTAGAACTGTTTCAAATGCAGTCTGTGGTAAGAATCCCTGAGTAGTATTAATCGTCAACGAATCTGGTCTAATTAATGAACCAGTTCTGTGTGCTAATTTAATTGTCCAATTTCTATATGCATTTACTGTAAATGATGAATCCTTATCAGTATAATTATAATTTAATAATTGTGTAAACCACTGTCCTAACCCTTTAAATTTCTTAGTGGTTGCTGCAACATGAGAAAATAGCGGAGTCTGAGGAGTTCTTATGATTACCACTGCTACATCTGGAGTTCCATCTGCTACACAACCCTCGCATCCAAGCTCTAATGCAGGAATAACAGGTGCATTTGGATCAAGAGATAAAATATCATCTAAAAATGTAATTACTAATTTATCGCCCAATTCAAATGGGATACCCAAATCATCTATTTTAATATTTGTTAATGTAAGTCCATCTGTTGTTGGAATTGAAAACAGTTGACCCTCATTAACTATACCCATGTCTTGTCCGTTAACATATACATTGAAGACAGTTAAATTATTAGCACAATGTGTAACTTCAAATTCAATTTTGCCTGCACCTACCCAATTAATAATTCCTGCACTAGCATTTATTCTATTAAAAATTTCTTGTGATGAATATGAATTTACTATATTCAATCTTTCACCATGCAAAAGAAATTTGGATGATGGGAGAGGACTCATTAAATTGCGTTCAACTCTAGCATTTGTTCCAACCTGCATGTATGTTTCACCCCAGGATTTATCTAAAAATTCTAGTGGGCTTATTCTAAACATGCTACGTGCAAGACTGTATAGATATTCTATTGATTTTGACCATACTAATTCAATAGGACCATTATCGCCATATATGTATCCCGCATCAATATCATTAGGAATAGATGTTAGCAATGCATCACTTGAATAAAATTTAGTTGAAGAAACATATGGAGGAATTAGCGAATCATTATTAATGTTGACACATAATTTTAATGCTGGATTTGCTGATTTAATATCTAACCACATTTGTGTTGACCACATTCTAACTTGTTCAAACGTAATTGAATCTATATTAGTAACAAAAGGATTAGGTGTAGTTATAGACCAACAAGTGTTCTCCATTGAACCGGATGTTACAGGTACAGTTAATTGATTTGTTAATACGTCTGAAGTTCTTGCCCATCCAGTTGAGCTTACAGTATATAAACCATTGAATTGACTTAATGACTGAGCCGTTAATAAAACTCTATCCCCAGCAACTAATGAAACTCCGTCAATAGTTTGAAGACCAAAAAGAACAGCAATATCTACTTGCGCCACAACTTTAACATTAGCGGTAACATTTGCACTACCTTGATTAGTACATTTATATGCGGCATCCCAGCCACCCGGCTTAGTATTAAAATTAACTAATTTCCAAGGCTCAAGATTAGGTCTTACTGTAGAAATAGTTACACCTGGGTTATTAAAATATTCTGCATATATGTCATACCATCTAGCTGGTGTAATAGCTATACCTGGTATAACAGCTTGTTTATAATTCCAAGTAAACGCATCTGTTGAAATATAATCAGGAGCAAATGTATCATAATTATTTTTAGCCGAAAATCTAGCTAATTCTAGCTGTGAATAAAAGGTATCTCTAGCAGCAGTTAAATCTAAATTTATCTGCTGAGATGGATGAACACTAGCATACAATTTATTTTCGATAGATAAAACCAAACTATTTCTTATAGCATCAGTCTTAATTGGAATCCATCTAGATGCGATACTATCTCCACTTACCAACCATAAATTACTTACTACATCCCATTCATAAAGAGTTGATGTTGATTTTTTAAACCAAAAGTCACCAGCCGCACCATTAATAGGTGTGTCAGAATCATCTATGACATCAAATATTGAAACGCTTAATGTAGAAGACTTCATCCAGAGTTGACGTGCATATGCAGACATTGGCGCTGTTTCTGAAAAAATACCTGCTGTCATTGCACCATCAGATCTGCCCACAATAGATTTAACCAACGTTCTATCAAACTCTGGATTAGAAACTGCAATTGGAGAAATATGTCCATCATGATGAACAATAATGTTGATACCTAATTCATAGTCAAAAGAAATACTAGGCACAACAGCTTCAGCTAAACCTATCATAGGTAACGTAGCTGGCCAATTTGTCACTTTAGCTGTTGTTCCACTAAACGTATCTCTAAGAATAACATCTTCAGATCTTAATGATTCAAAATAATTAGATAATGCTACAATGTCTGGAGCATTTGGATCAATCACTGAAGATGTAACTACACCCACAGTAGCTAAGTAGTTTGCTAATTCGTTAATAATAAATTGATCAATGCTGGAAAGAGCTGACATATACTGTCTTTCAGCAAAATCAATAATAGTTAATGGCGACACATCTCTTTGAATGAGCATTGAAGCAAGTAAAGGAAAATTGCTGCTATATTCTCTTATCGTTCCACCGAGTCCCGATTCATAATTTAGTGAGCGAACATTATTATTTCCAAATGAAGTTCCAGTAAATCCATTTTGATTTTTAATAACACTTCTAACGTGATTTAATAAATCACCATTAGTAATTTCTTGACGCGTTTCTCTTTCCAAGTTCTGAAACATTCTTAGAGGATTCAACCAAGTACCATCAATTAATCCATCTGTTGCATCGCCAGCAACCCCACCAATATAGTTAACAATATTTCCATCATTATCCTTGCGAACATACCTAGGAGCTATTGGCGAATGTAATTTAAAAGTAAAAGATTCATTTACTGAAAATTGATTTAATCCGTCATTGATAGTTAAAGTTAAATCATCAGCTACAAACGGCGTTCCTACTGTTAAATTACCAAGTTGACCGCTTCTTGTACCAACCACAGAAAAAGTAGTTGGGCTTAGATTTGTTAAAGTCCATGTTTGATTATCAGTTATTTGATCAAGATCAGAAACTACTAAACTACCTTTATCTGCACCACCATTAAAAGTTATATTAGATACTGTGGATACAGTTGGACCAGCTTGCCATACAGATTTAAGCTCTGATGCTTGTGAGTAGTAAAGAAGTCTTCCTTCAGAATCTGTAGTACCAGTTCCAAAAATATAATCTGCATCAGAGGTTACTTTTATTTTCTTCAATAGTACTGGATCAGTGTCAAAATCTGGATCCTCAACATAGAAAAATAATCCGCTCGTAGCGCCATGGTATGTACCATCATATCTATAAAGATTAAATTGTGGTATTTGATTAAATCTAGTTTTCTGCTGTTGATAATTATTAACAGAATTTACTGGTTCGCTATTAATAACACCCGTATTCATTTCTACTGTATTAAAGTATTCTATAATTGGTCGTTTAGCTTGTGCAAAAGAATCAATAGAAATATTTTTAGCAAGCAAATCATCTCTATGTTGCCATAAGTTAAATTCCTGCCATTGATTAACTTGCTTGTCAATATGTACTGGGGATAATTCAAAAAATAGTTTACTGTTTACTGATCCATCTGGATTAGTTCCAAGAATTTGCTTATTAGTAAGCACAAAAGATTTGCCGCCATACAGCGTTCCTGACTCAACATAAACTGTCATATTGAGTGGGAAGTTTGATTCAAGTGTCGCGTCATCTGTGCGTACCCATTTTTTAGAAGCACTTACAGTATAGATACCATTATTTTGTTTTGCTCCCTGCTGCCAAACTAAAATTCTATTTCCTGGCATAATTTTTACGCCATCAATATACATATTTTTGGCTTCAGTTACTACACCATTTATCGTTCCCTTTCCAATTTGATTTGGGGAATTAAATGCAATATAAATCTCACTGGTAAAATATGTTATGTCTACAGTAAATGAATCACCCGCAGTAAATGGTACATAACCATTAGTTATAGTGAAAGAGCATAGTGGTTCTGGTATTAAATCTGGATCATCTAATTCCCATACTGTATCTGTTCCAGAATCTGGACCTGTTAATACAATATTAGTTTCGCTAAATGCGTCAGAAGAAGATAACGTATTTGTATTTGTGAAAACTGTTCCGTGATTGCTAGTAATTGTAAATTGCGCTACACCTGGTGCTGGTGGCACTGACGTGAATGTAACAGTAAACTGTTCAGGCGGACGATCATTTAAAAATTTATTAATTGGTCTAGTTGTTGCTAGAATAACCGGAAGCTTCTGTGTGCTATCATTATCTGGTCGCTGAATAACATAATATTCAGGCACAATTTTCTTATTCCATGCTGGGATGGAAGGTGTTAATGATCTATCTAAAACCCAGTAATAATTTGCATAGTTAATAAGTTTATCTACACTGATAGGAGATGTGAAATTGAATGACTGTTCAGCCATCCAATTATCCAAATTACTAACATCAGCATTAAGCACCTTTAGCTTATTTAACATGTCATCAAACATGAAAATATTTTCTTCAGATCCATTTTTGAAATAAAGAGCTGGTATTAAAGCATTCTGTTCTCTATCAAGAGTAGGTGCAGCAATATTTGCATCGCCAGTAACAGGTTTTCCTATGCGACCATCAACATTTACACTTCTCTCTTCGGAGACAAACCTGTTAAACAGGTTGGATACAAGACTAGTTAAAGTTTCATTTTTAAGTGAACCAGGAACTAATTTGTTTAAATCTAGGATTTGTTTTTTTGTCATAATGTCCAGAAACGGAAAGAAATAATCTTAATAGCTTGATAGATTATTTATTCCGTTTCTGAAACGGACGGAATGAGACTACCTGATCTGTCTCAATACTGATGGAGTAAGAGCATCTACAATTTCAACATCATCTACTGTTGCTGATGACTGAAGAATCTCATCAAAACCTGAATCAATAGTAAACAATGATCCAAAAGAATTAATAGAATACGTAGGAACAATAACTACTGACGATATTTGAGTTGCTAGTCTTTGATGTATTAGTGAAATCAATTCCGTTGCATAAAACTTATCTCCGAAATCCCAATTTTGAATATCAAAGAACGTATCAGTTACTGCTATTATCTCTGATTTAATTCTCTCACTAGAAAATGTTGCGCCTGGAGCAATAATAACTCTAAACTTTGCTCTAAATCTCTGATCAGCTTTAGGTCCAAATAGAAGCTTAAGTTTTCCAGAATGCAAAACAACAGTATCTGAAAGCATTTTGTTCTTTAACAAATAACCATATGATGTTCTCAAATCCAACGGTGTAGGTGGAGATGGTTCAATATTAGAAATTCCCTTAATATAGTCTGACATGCTATTATAATATCCACGGGTCATAATAAATGCATCATGAATATTTGTTACAGATGGATCAATTAAATTTGTAACCGGACTAAAGTGTTGCCACATAAAATCCAATCCCTTAATAATATTGCAACCATAAACGTCATTCGACGTATCAACAAATGATACAGGTGAAACAACCATCAATCTTCTAACTACAGTTTGTGGATTAATTTCTGCGCTACCAGCTGGTATCTGACCAACCATGCTACCATTAGGGAACCAATAGTCTGCCCCGCCAGTAATACGTAAGCCTATCGTATCGTATGGAATTGTATCATAATCTACTTCATCATATCCAAGTAATTCATATCCAGGACCATTTGAATCGCAACCAAACCAGTCAATTTCTTTTGTTTCAGTATTATAAATTCCATACTGATAGGAATTCTTAGCAAAATTTTCAAACTGTAATACATTATCTGGAATTGTGTCACCAGCTTGGGTGAAATTAATAGTGTCAGTCGGTAGAACTTCTAATTGATTAAAATTATTAATACCGTCAGCATCATAAACAAATCCAACAACGTCATAAATGTCAGCCTTTTTCAACGGGATTCCATTTTCATCTAAATTAGATCTAAGAATTCTAATTTTATCAAATACTGGTTTCTTTGTATCACTATCAATTATTTGCGATGTTTGGTTATACCAAAATTTTGTTGCTGGGCTGTCGACAACTATCTTCATGTTTCTATTATAGATGTACCAGCTTCTATCTTCTCCAGTAGTATCATCATCATTTCTAGCAATCAAAAATACCCAAGAAGTAGCCTGAGATGATTCATCGAATGTCATTTGCTGTACTAAAGTGGGTGCATCATTTGGCGCCGTCTCTTGATCAACTGCATCTGTAATACCAGTAGTTCCATCCGTTGCAACTGTTCCAGTAAAAATGCCCGACCCACCCTTATCTACTGTTTGAGTTATAACATCAGTCGGAACTAATTCCCACCAACCAATAGTATTAAATTTATAAGCTGTTTGGGTACCGAATGATCTGACATTAGCCTCAAATGAAGTTCCGTTATGTTTAATATCAACAGCAAAAGAATCGCCTGCTGCAAATGGAGTACCTGTATTTGTAATAACAAAATCAATTGGTGCAATTCCACTGTGCTGTTCGGACCACTTAGTATTAGCTGATATTAGACTGTAATCTGCTAATTTACCACGAACATTACTTATAACAGAAAATGTTGTTGTGTCAGATGTTAATTCAATTGTAATCGTTTCAATTTTACTGATATCATATTCTATACCGGCGGCTACTGATGTAGGTCCATAGTTCCCAGAAACAGTAGAATCAAAATTAAATAGTTCAATCTTTCCATCACCAAATGCAGATAGGAATTTATTATATCGCAAACCAAAATATTTCTGTCTTGCTATAGGTTGAAGCCCTGACCCTGAATCACCCGGTGGATAAGTGTTTACACCATCAATAGTTCTAGGCAAATCAGATACATAAATTTTTCCATCATCTTCTGGGAATAAAATAGGATCAGCAATAACACCATGACGTGTACCATTAATAGTAGCATATGATGATGGCTCACCGAACCAGTGTTGATCAAGTGCTGCTTGAATAACAGTCTTTTCATTTAAGCTTCCGTTTACTTCTGAAATATCTCCAAGAACATATTCAGCAGTATCAGGATCGCCAGGAGAATATGTTCCAGTATCTGCATCGTAAATTGGAGCAGCTAAATTTTTACCATATGGATTAACATTGTCTCCATTAATATCTTTATAGATACGTCTATTGTCTTCTATAAATTTTCTGCGTGGATAGGTAATAATTCCAGCAGACTCAGCATCACTTGCTAAAATATGTGTTAGCACATTTAGAATAGAATTGGACTGCAATAATGGTTCAATAAAGCTGTCAATGATAGTTTTTGAACTAGATCTGGTTTCAACCATGTCTGCCGATACATCTAAAAACATTTTAAGATCATCACCAAACAGTTTTATATTTTCATATTTGCGAGATGCGTCATTCCATTCTATAAATTTAGGTTGACCTGCAAAAGTTCTATTAATAGTTTTTAATCGTAAAATTGTAGAATCTTTTAACATGAACGTATTATAATCTTGTCCATTAACCATTCTATTCTGCGCATAATATGTTGATGGCGCAGATTGTCTAATGTGTTCAGCTGTTTCAGATGGTGCATTGTTTTGAATGGCAGCTGTTAATGAGAATGTTAAATTAAATTCTTGATTTAAATTAGTTGGTGTAACATATCTAAATGCCATACGTTGATTAACAACTTTATTTTTCTGAATATTTAAATCTTGATTTATAGATGTGCGTGACCATATTTGGAACTTTCCAACAGGTGTGTCACTAAAATTTCCATCTCCAAAAATTAAAGCAATTCTATCATTTTCTAATGTTTCAACTTCAAATTTCTTCCGTGACGATGCATCATCATTAAAGAATAAATTCTGTTCATTTAATGTTTCAACTCGCTTCCAAATTTCAGTAACGACAGCATTATCATCAACTCTATAAATCCAGATATCTGTGTCATTAATATTAACAGCATCCAATTCTAATCTTCTATTGGCCGCTGGTTCATTAATAGTATAATCAAGACGAGTCATTGATCCTTGCTTAGCAAATATTAAGAATCCAGTAAAATCAGATCCATCTCCTTTTCCATCAGTTGCATAAACAATATTAAACTGTTGATTTACATCCGGTGCTCGTTCGAATGGACCATTTTCATCTATATCAACTGGAACTAGTTCCATATTAATTCCATCTCCAGGAACAGTAAATGGAAAAACACCATTAGCAAAATCATTCGCTTGATTATTAAATGTATAGAGCTGCATTAATACGTCGCCAACTTGGAATGATTTGGATGGTTGTCCAAATCTAGTAGTTAATGATTTATTAATAACTAAAAAGAATTGTTCTTTCCAATTAGTATTATTTGCATCATTCCAAGTTATAGCAATATTAGCTAAATTATTACCAAGTGAATCAAAAATTACTTCTGATGTTTTGACAGTAGTAATTTTAACTAATCCACGAGCTGGAATATTCCTCGCTGCACGATATGAAATTAATCTTGCTAAACGTAAAATTGATTGTTTACGTTGTGCTGTTGTGATAAAATTTTCATGAGCCATTGTATCCACACGATATGCTAATAATTCAGCCACATATGCAAATAGTTCTAAGATAGCAATTAGTTCTGAACTTTCAATAAAATCATTAAAGTGTTCAGCATGATAAATTTTTAAATACTGAAGGAGTGATTCTTTGACAACATCGAAATCATATGACGTAAAATTTATCTGTGTGAATGCGCTATAAACTTTATCCCAACTCTCTGCTGCATAAGTATTTCTTATTGTCATTTAGTTCTTCCTATAACTTGCCAGCCTTTTGATCTACCTTTTTCTAAAGGCATGCCTGACACTAGTGTTTTTATTAATGATGAATAAACTACTGAATTATCATCACAGAATTGTAATAAATCATCTGATATTAATATCAAACCTTCTGGATTTTTTAACGTCCATTGATATTTTAATGAATTTTTAATTTTAAGACATATTTCATTTGATACGTATTTACCTGTTTGCGAAATTCCAATCTTTTTTCCTATTTCTGGATTTCTAGCTTTGCCAATTTTAGCTTGTCCCATCTTTAACTTAGTAATTTCAGTTAATTTCTTTCCTAAATGTGCTTTACTCTGTTTAATTTTCATTGCTATTAATTCTTCGGGATTTTTTCTTGATGTCCAACCTTTTAAATTTTCCGAAATTAATTTTCTAGTCTCTTTAGAATGTTCACCATTAGATAACTTCCTAAGTATTTCATAGATTTTAGAAGGAGGATTGTACCGACTGATAATAGATTTATCTCTGAGCACTATATTACAAGTCATCATTTTTACTGCTTTATTCATTTTATACACTGCTTGTCCAGTAGTAAATTTGCTTAAAAGTAAATGCGCAATAAAATGCTCTCTAGCCGTCAATACCACAAGATTAGAATCTTCATTTGTTCCACCTAAACTTCTAGGAATAATATGATGCGACTCAGTATAAATTTCAGATGACAAATTTCTGTTATTCGATTTAGTCATAAGACTTAAATACCAAGTTTTATATTTGTTATCTTTAAACATTTCTCTTATTGCGTTGGTACATCAATTCGTAATGTATCTCTTACATTAAATTCTACATATAGAAGATCTGCTAGCGCTATAATAGCATTATTATCTGGCAGACATAGCACTTCTAATGCTATTAATTTAACCCGGGGATCATAATTAAATACTTCTGTTAAATCGGATTCTACTACTTTTCTAGTTTCTTCGTCATTAGGTTCAAATGCTAGCATTGGAATTCTTGTTCCAAATCCAGGCATCATAACCCGTTCACCTTTAATAGTGAAAATATGAATCATTAAGTCCCTTTTTACTAATTCAATATCAGTAAGATTGAACGTTCTAGTTGATCCCCAATTTAACGTTGAAAAACCTTTATAAATTGACATATTAAATCCTTAATTGAGTTCTATTTATTAAGTCTATAATAATCACTGTTTCCAATTCGGCCCGCGCTTCTTATCAGATACAGGTCTAGTCCAAGGTTCATGACCTGGTACAACTGTAGGAGGTTCAGCAAGTTTAGCACAAGATGCTTTTTCAGCAGTTTGGGCTGGAGGTCCATTAAGATCTATTCTAGTTGCACTTTCTCTAATCATTGATCCAGCTTTTATATCTACTGTTGAGTCTCCAGTTAATTTTAATCCTGTGCCAGCTCTTACATCTAATCCCATAGCTGCGGTGATTTTTAAACTCTTTTCTGAATTTATATCAAAAATACCGCAAGCACTCTGGACTATAGATTCTCCAGCATTAACTTGAAATGATTTAGTTGTATTAAGTCGTATGTCACCATTATTTGCTTTAATATTAACAGCTCTATCAGCTTCAAGATTGATATCTCTATCAGCAAAAAAGTTTATATCCTTTCCAGATCTAACACTAATTGAATCAGAACCAAAAATATTAATATGACCATCTTGATCCATCTCAACCCAACTTTTACCCTTAGCTGTTGAGATATAAATTCTCTCATTTGCATCGTCAAAAATAACCTGATGACCTTCAGCTGTTTTTATTCTAAATCTAGAACGTTTAGGATCATCTTGAAAAATAATAGCATGTCTACCTGGAGAAACCCAGCAAGATGTCTGTGGATCTAAATAGGAATCTACTGGACTTTCTGAATATCCCTCAGTACCATCTTTACTAGATTTTGCTTGAGCAACTTGCCTCTCATAAAAACCTCTAGTAATAGATTCAGACTGTTTAGTTTTATCCTGAAATTGTTCTCTCAAATTAGCATACGCTGGTTGAATTGGATTTAAATTCCCGCTCTCATCTCCAGCATCTCCAAATGGTCCTTCTTTGCCGTTAACATCAAAATTTCTACCTGCTGGTAATGAACGGTTTCTATGAAGTCTTGTCGTACAAGCAAAATAAAATCGAGCTGAAGGATCAGCATTAAGACAGAATATTATAACTGTTGCACCAATTTTTGGTATTGCCCACATACCGTAAGCTGCATGGGAGGAATTCGCTACTGGTGTTCCTCCCGCTGGCATGTCAACAGTAAATCCAGAAAATGGAGATGCATAATCAGTCCATGGCAATTCATCTTCATTAAAATTTTCACCATCTAAAGCCGGGACCCACACCTTTAAACGACCCATTTGGTCCGGATCATTCGTGGCGATCACCTGTCCCTCCATCATAAATGGTATCGAAGCAGCCGCATATTTCGATGTATTGTTATTCATTATTTAGCCTTTTCATCTTTCTGCGAAAAAATATCCTCATCAATTTCCCATGGATAAATTGACATATTGTGCGTAAAATTGCCACCATTATAAGTAGTACGAATTTTTAAAATTTGATAATATCCGTTAAAGAAAAAATCAGATGTAAACATCTCTTGACCGATTTTATAATTGCCATTAAAATCGGTGTTTGGATATTTAATATTTAATTTAACAAAAACAGGCAACATTGAAACATCAATATTATTCAATAGACTTTCATCTGAATTTTTCTTAGCAACTGCATCAGCAAATGCTTTAATTTTTGGAGTCAAATATGAATTAATATAATTCTGTTTAGCGGTAATTAAACCTGGTTTAACTATTTTGAAAAAATTATCTTGTGCTGTTTTCTCACCTTTATTAATTAGGCTATTAACAACAGCACCTGTTACAATTATGCTGTGAGGAGGAATCCCGTTCCTTTCAGCCCTATCAGCATATTTCTTAATAATATTCGGATTACCGCGTATAGCTAATTCAGCATGAAGAGTACCAACGAAATTTATCTTAGCATAAGTCTTGTCAAAATTTTGTTTATATTTAAAAGCCTCAATTGCTTGCTCTTTACTAACACCTTCTGTGTATTGATCAACATTACTTGTTATTGCGTTTTTAGTTGATATAGCAAAAAATACTGGATCTTGTTGTCTAACATAAGTATTACTTTCGGAAGTGGTGTTAACACCCTTATTTTCGGCTGCAACTGCAGCCTTAGTCTGTCCCGCTGCAGCCAATGTCGCATGTCTATTTTTACCTATACCAACCTCCATATCAATACTTGATATTGCCGCTGCTGGATTATATGCTAATTTAAAATCTAAAATATGACTATTATGTCCAGTGAAAATGTAATCATATTTTATAACATTCACTGGATTATTTTGCGCACCACGAGCATCCATTTTCGATACTAATGGGATATCGTTAAACATTATATCAAAATGAATTGCATGAGTTACATCATCAGAAGTATTAGTAATCATAGTTCTAACGAATTTTCCATTTTCACTTTTTATTTCAGCATCTGTTGATAATTTTAGAAAATCTTTAGACGTTTTTAGTATGCTTAATATAGCTGCTGAAATAGTAGTTGTTTGGCCGAATGATATAAGTGAATATTCGTTTTGTTTGGAATCTTGTTCTATTGAAACTTTAGCTTTAGTTTCTTCTGTTGCTGCACTAGTTGGCTTTTTAGATAGAAAAGTTGATTCTTTATTGCTTGCTTTTACAGCAGTGTCAACTGGTAAACCTCTGATATTATCCGGCACTGTAATCATATATTGAACTAATTTGCCGTATTTAACTTTTTTGTTATCCGGTTTACTGCCATTAGCCCCCGCATTATTTGTGAACTTTTGATAAAATTCAAGTGACTGAATGTTTAATTGATCCTCTAGAGAATCAATCAGACTCCCAATAGTATTTGATTTTCCTTGAGATGAAAGAACTTTAACATTCCCCATATAATCAGTATTGATATTAACACCATCAGCTGCTGCGCCACTATGACCGGTTGCTTCTGTGAATGATAATTCAAATGTTCCACCGGATGATGTAAGCTCAAAGCCGACTCTATTTAAATTCATTAAAATATTACAAGTTGAAACAGTAACTGGATCACCACCATTATCAGGGTGCCCCACAAAAATCATATTCAATAAAAAATACATTGAAGAGGTAGTAGATTGGAGCTTATTCCTAGATAATTCCATTAACATATTAAAGAAAGATAATCCAGTATTATCAGTCAATTTCATAGTTAATATACTAGAAATAAAAATAGGATTCGATGGATCAACATTCGCACCGAAGCCTGTAGTAAATTCAAAATCCGTTATAGCATATTGAGAAAATCTTCTTGAATCTAACATTAGGTATGCAGTTTTATTTTCTCCTATTTTAATAGGTTCACCTAATTCAGTATTACCAACTTTAGAAATTATTGCAGGTGTTTCATCTGTGTTACCAATACCCGCTCTAAATGCCTCAGACGAATTAGAGACTGTTAATATAAAATGAGTAGAATAAGTTCTAAATGCATCTAATGGATTATTATAATTATTACTTTCTAAATTGGCAAACTTTGCATTATTTGATAATTTTTGTGCAAGATCGACCGCTACTGTTTTATTTCTAACTTCATCCGCTTTAAGAACGCTAGTTGACTTAGCATTAATTGCATTAATAAACGTGCCTTGATTAGCCATATTTTAAATTATTACCGGTGATATTGAATTGATTGGTTGTTTTTGAGAATCTATTCCACCTTTCTTTGTGGAAATCATTAATGTTATTCTATCCTTAGCTGGTATAAGAAGTATCCGACCAACAGTTACTTCAGCGAATGGATCAAGTATGCTATTATATTGTGCAAGAATCCACCACCATCGAGGTTCATCATAAAATACAGATGCAATTAAATCTAAGCGACCTTCATAAAAATTCTCAACTACATATATAGCATCTGTATCAGAAGCAGGGAGCACTGCACGTTCCCACCATTCTATTAAATCATTTGCAGATTCAGTAGTTCCACCACCCACATAGCGGGAATATTTGTTGTATAGGCTATTTGAATTACTCATTATTTTTAATGGCGTTATTTGTAAGTTGCTGTGCAATATTGCTTGTGCCTAATGCTAAGTTTGGCATATTATAAGATGTGACACTAGCGACATTTTGCGAAGTTATTTTTTTCACATTAGTATCAATATCTTTTTGTATTTTATCACTTGATGCCATTGCTTGTGCGGCTTGGGCAGATGAATTGAATGCTTTTCCGGATGCTTCTATTGAAGCAGTTGATCCCGTAAATGCACTTTTTAAATCGCCTTTTCTATAACTAACCAAATCAAAATTACTAAATTCATCTGGTGACCAAGATTCCTTTAGAGATAAAGAAACATCAACTATTACTGGAAATGGTAAACCAGTTTCAGTTTTAATATAATCAACGTCATTCGGCCATCTCCAATTATATGTCTCAAGCACGCACGCAACTGGCCCAATCATTGTATCGCCGTATCCACTAAGAGTAATAATTGGAGGAGGTGAACCTAACATTTTTGGCAATGTTTTTTGGGTACCTTTGCCATAGAATGGCATAACCCAACTGCGTAGTAGATTAATATATGCTAAATTCGTCGTTGCTTCTTCAATTGTTCTAGAGATCAATCTTGCTTCTAAAGACCAAGCCCGACCCCGAGTTGTCTTATACTTTTGCATTTCACCTGGGTGATGTAGCGGGCTTATAGAATCATATTCTGCTGATTGTGTCTCACTAATATTAGGCATTACTTCAAAAGTAATTTGATTTATTCCACCATCACTAACTGTTGGTTTAGCCGTTAACTTAACTTTAAAATCGATGGTTTTATCTCCATCACTGCCACTTGGTAAAGTTGATGCTGAAACTCCGCTACCCGGTTTAAAATTTTCAGACGCTACTTTAGCATCAGCTTCAGCTGACAATACATTTTTGGAAGGGGTATCAGTATCCGCCATAACTTTACTCCTTAATAGAATCAGCTATTTTAGCAAACATTTTAGCTGCGAGAGCTGGCTTAGATTGAAGACCTACAATCTTTGCGAATTCAGGTTTAAATCCTAACTCAACTGCTCTTCTAGCTAGAGACCCAGAAATATTATCTATCTCAATCTCTCCAGAATTTAACAGTTTATCCATCGCTTTCAGCTTATCTGATCCACTTAAATCAACAGCTTCTTCATCTCTAATTAATTTCAGTGCCTGATGTTTAATAGGTAAACCGGCGTCGGTTCTAAGATACTTGTCCATTAACGTTATATAATCAGCTACTCGTTCCTGTCCACCTGTTATTACTACAGGCTCGAATCCGGCTGCTCTAATTGTCTCGAAGGCAGTAAATGCATTGGTGGCAGTTAAGAATACAACCCCATCGGCATTACCAGAAGCTTTCATGAATTTTGTTCTAAGATCAACAGATAATGGATTCTTCTTAAGATCTAAATCAGACTTACTTCCTCCAACAACCACAACAACAGGTGTAAATTCTAATCCAAGTTTTGGATGCTCGCTTATGAATTTCTTCATTTGATTAATAGCAAAGTAATGACCTGCTGTAGGCGGGCTGAACCGTCCAATATAAACTATTACCTTTTTATCCTGCTGTGGCAGGAGGTTTTCAAATATAGCATTTAGCTCTAGTTCATCGTCAATAAGATTCATGGTAAATTCCCTAATTAATACATACTTATATTTATGGATCAGACGTAATCGTAAAAAGTCTAGTTTACTTTATATACTTAATGGTATATAATTACTTTAATCTCCTAATGTTTTATCTAACGGAGAAATAATTTTGTTTAAAAGATCAGCTAAATCACCAGATGCACCTAAAGCCCCAAGAGCTAAAAGGGAAAAATCAACCTCGACTAAAGGATATTATGTCACTAATGCAATTCTGTTACCTGAGGTAATCAGAGCAAAGGCATTAGGTTTTGTTACACCTGAATTACATCAAATGATTCGGCTAATAGCTGAACGTTACTCTAGAAAATCAAATTTTATCGGTTACTCTTTCAGAGAAGATATGGTTGCATCAGCAACTTTCAATCTTTATGATAAATGTAATGCATTAAGATTTGATACAGATCGCGGTAAAAATCCCTTCTCATATTATACTTCTGCTATTCATAACTCATTCCTTCAATGTTTGGGGCATGAGAAGAATCATCGAAATATTCGAGATGCTTTGATAATTGATGCTGGATCCAATCCTAGTTATAATTTTATGCAGGGAGAAAAGGATGAACAGCACTTTGAAATTAAAGAATCAGATGAAATAAGCGCAGACATTTCTGCACCTGTTGTTGATAATACAAATTTCACTGAGGCTTTAGAACGAGTTCAGACCGCAACAGAGTTAGCAGCTGCTAATGCACTCATACAAGCTGGGATTATATTAGCACCACTCCCAAAAGAAAATTATGTCAGACATCCAGGCAGACAACCAGGAACAATAACGATCTATAGCCCAGAAGATTATACTGTTGATGAGAAGGGAAATATTACTATCATCAATCAGCCTGCCCCTGATGTTCCTGCACCAGTTGAAAAAAATAAACTAACTGGTGATCACGTGATTGGAGCGTCTTATTTTGCGGGAAGGAAATAACCCAATGAATAAGATCCTTAAAAAGGTGGCAATGTTCACCGATATCCATTTTGGTAAGAAAAATAATTCATATTTGCATAATCAAGATTGTTTAGATTTTGTTAAATGGTTCTGTAATAAAGTCAAATTAGATTCTGATATTTCTCATGTTGTATTCATGGGTGATTGGTTTGAAAATCGCAATGCAGTAAATGTAATGACGATGAACTACGCACAAGAGTCATTAAAATTATTAAATGACTTAGGTCTTCCAGTTTTAATTATTATTGGCAATCACGATTTATATCATAGAGAAAATAGAAAAGTATTTTCTACGAAAATATTTGAGCAGTTTACAAATATTGAAACTGTTAGTGAGCCAACAGTACTGCAAGATAAAATTCTTATCTGTCCATATTTATTTAAGGATGAATATCCAGGACTTGTGCAATATAGCAAACTCCCATATTGGATGGGGCACTTTGAATTTAGAAATTTCGTTGTGACTGGTACTGATAGGAAAATGGAACACGGTCCCGATCATAAAGCATTCAAAGAACCTACCTATATTTTCTCTGGTCACTTCCATAAACGTCAAGCATTAGATAATGTTATCTATATTGGAAATACTTTTCCTATGGATTATGGCGATGCATGGGATGATGCAAGAGGTATGGCTATTTTAGATACTCGTAACGATGATGTTGATTTTATAGATTGGGAAGACTGTCCAACCTATAGAAAAATTAAACTATCTGATATTCTAAATGGAAAATATGATTCATTTCCAAAAAAGTGTAGAGTGAAATGTGTTATTGATGCAGACATTGGCTATACAGATGCTCAGTCTCTTCGTGAAGAAATGATTAAAGCTGGTGGTGTAAGAGAATTTTCATTAGAAGAAAACATTGATGAAAAGAAAAACGCAATTGCTGGTGATGATGGATTACTCGGTGATTTCGATTCTTCTTCTTTGAATGATGCGGTTATTAAAATGTTACAGACTGGTATGAGTGGAACAACAACCATTAATCCAGAAAAATTAATTGAGATATACGAACTCCTATGAGCACACTTTTAAAATTTAAAGAACTCCAAATGCGGAATTTTCTGTCATTTGGTAATCAGATGACGACTGTTGATCTAAGTAACTATGGATCAACTTTAATTCAGGGTGAGAATGTAGATAATTCTGGAGCCAATGGTGCAGGTAAAACTACAATCATCAATGCTATCTGTTATGCAGGTTATAATAAGCCGTTAGATAATATTTCTTTACAGCGTCTTATTAATTCAACAAACAGCAGCAAAAATACTTTAATGGAAGTTAGATTAACTTTCGATAAAGGTGAAGACGAATACGAAATTTACCGCTGCCGTGGTGAAACATTCAATATTCAGATTTTAAAGAATAATATCGACATCACTCTGGATAGTGTGACTAGTAATGATAAGCTTATTCAAGAAATATTTGGCATGAGCTATGAATTGTTTACGAAGATTATTATCTTCTCTGGTAATTCGATGCCATTCTTAATGACGCCAGTTGCTCAACAGCGCCAACAGATTGAAGAATTATTTAACATAACAATGTTAACTGAAAAAGCAATCAAACTTAAAGAAATTATTAAGACGACAGAAGGATCAGTACAAATCCAAGAAGCTGTTATTAAGGAGCAAGAATCACAAGTTGCTTCTCAAAAGAAACAAGTCGATGATGCAGAACTTAGAGTAGCTCGTTGGGATATTGATCAGGCTAAACAGATTACCGTTCTTCAAGATCAATTAAAAACTTCTAAGAATGTTAATTTTGAAGAAGAAAAAGAATTGCATGTATTGATAGCAGCTCTTAATAAAGATTTTGATTCTCTTGATAATTCTTTCAATATTGGCGCAAAGGATATGAAGAATCTTATTAACGATTCTTATAAGCTAAAAGCTGAATTGAAACATTTAACTGAAGATAAGTGTCCGTATTGTTTACAGCAATATGAAGGTGCTGGTAATAAGTTAATAGAAAAGGTAAATGCTCTTAAAGAAACAGAAACTAAACTCAGTGCTCTTTCATTAGTATGTCAAGAATTAACGGTGCAATGCGATAATCTTAAGAGTCAAATTATTGAAGCTAAAGCTGTATTAGCATTTAGTTCATTAACTGAAGCAACTAAAATGGAACAGATTATCTTAGGTGCACAAGAAAAAATAGATTATCTGCTTAATCAATCTAACCCGCATACTGAAGCATACGAGCAATTAAAATTAATAGCAATTAAGAAAATCAATTATACAGAAATTGATGATCTTAAACGAGAAATCGAACATCAGCAATTCTTGCTTAAACTTTTAACGGACAAAAATTCATTTATCCGTCGTAGAATAATTAATAGAACAATTCCATTTTTGAACAGCAGACTAATTCATTACACTCGAGAAATTGGATTACCGCATGTTGTAAAATTTGATGATGACATGAGTTGCACTGTTGCGGAATATGGTCGTGAATTAGATTTCGGTAATCTTTCTAGTGGTGAAAAGAAACGAGTAAATCTTTCTCTATCACTAGCATTTAGAGATGTACTACACCACCTACATGCAAAAGTAAATTGTTTATTCATAGATGAGATTGATGCATCATTAGATACATCGGGTGTCGAACAAGTATTCAAACTTCTTAAACAGAAAACACGTGAAGAAGGTTTGGGACTATGGATTATTTCACATAGACCTGAAGCTATAGGTCGATTTGATAGAACATTAATTATCAAAAAAGAGAATGGCTTCTCAAGAGTCATGGATGAAGCCAACGAAGAGGAGATGGCAGCATGAAAGTTAAAATTTTAGAATTAGATAAGCCAAATAAAAATGGCAGAATCTATCCAACTGCCGTAATTGCTAAAAGTTTGGAATCAGTTAAGTATCCCGTTTTTGGTGAACTTGGGTTTAACCCCTATGGAGGAGTGTTGGCTACTATAGATGTTAGTAACATTTCTCATAAAGTTGAAAATCTAAGAATAGAAGATGGGTTTTTAGTTGGCGATGTTACGGTATTAAAAACCCCGAAGGGGCTAATACTTGAACAGGTAATATCTAATGCTGAATTTTTGCCAAAGGGAACAGGAAGTATAGATAAAGATGGTAATATATCCGAATATAGTCTTATAAGTGTTGGTGTCTTTAATAAAGATGGAGCAGCCTGATTGAGGACTGATAAATAAAGATACAAGCTAATCAAGACTTGTATCTTTACTAACAACCCAGGTCATCTACATCCTTTCTCTTTACCCCCTCCTATAAATATCCTAAAGGAGAATAGGATGGGTGGCATTTATAAAATAACAAACAATACAACAGGTCAAATTTATGTTGGTTCTGCAAAGAATTTCGATAGACGTTGGGGCGACCATCAAGCACAACTTTTGCTTAATAAACACTGTAATAAAAATCTTCAAAATTCATTCAATAAACATGGCTTAATAGTTTTCTCTTTTGAGATAGTTAAAATATTAGAACCATATAATAAAGAGATTTATTTTAAAGAAGAGAATATAACAATGGAATTATTTAGAAGTTTAGGAATAAGTCTATTTAATATCGCTAAAGCTGAAGGAGGTTGGGGACCAGAAACATTTTTAAGAAAGGCAGAAATCTGTAAAAAAATAAGTACAACACTCCAAGCATATTATGATTCACTTTCTGTTGATGAAAGAAATAAAATCTATGGTAAGGGTAGGCGAGGAAAACCTATGTCTGATGCACATAAAACAAAGACATCCCTAGGTCTTACTGGACAAACTAAATCAGCAGAAACAAAAATAAAAATGTCGATCGCTCAGAAAAAATTAAATTCGGTTGAAAGATCAAATATCATGTCGGAAATAGGGAAAGCTAATCGAGGCAAGCCCGGACACACCCCAGGAAACGCAAATGCTTTTTATATATTTGGCAAAATATATACTTCCGGAATGACAGCAATGAAAGAACTAAATTTGACCCGAAAACAACTTAAGGAAATGGAAAACAATGGAACAGCAAAAAGAAATTACAAAGAAGAAAAAGATAAATTCTAAAGGAAAGGGTTCAGGATTTGAGGGACAGATTGCTAAAAAGCTTTCAACTGCTTTAGCGCCATTAACATTTATTAGAAGCCCAGGTTCTGGTGCTCGAGTAGGTGGAAAAAACTTTGAAACATTTGGTAAGATGTTCGGTGCAGATGCAATGAAATTATTTGTAGCTGATGTTGTAGCAACAAATGAGAAAGAAGCTGGAGTGGAATTTAGATATTCAG